TCAATATCTTCCAAAGATATTTTATTCTTTTTCATGTGATCAAGAATAGGTTTTGTTTTTGTAAAGAAAACGTCCCTTTGGTTTTTGTATTCAAAAATAAATCCTCGTTTGCGCTCAAGATCGAGATGATTCTGAATCAAATGCCTACTTTCAAGATAATCCGGAGTATTTATTAATATAAGCGTTCTATAATTATTAATAATACCTTTATACTTCAGTAGCTCCAAAATAAGAGCTTCCGGAGTAGCCGGATTAAAAAAAGAACTAATATGTATTACAGGGGGGTTGTCATAAAAATTTACACCTTTCTTATAGTTAATAATAATATCCCAGCAGCGGTGTTCGAGTTTTCGGTAAAATACCCCCACGGAGCTAAATAACCAATCAGACTTAATCTCTGTCGCCCAAAAATTTACATTTAAAGCAAAAATAAGATCATTGGGCTTTCCGGCATAATAGGCTATCATTCTCTTTTTCTATAAAATAGAGGTCGGGGTTGCAACGGCCCCTGAAGTATCGAACAAAACTTGCTTGCCGATGGTATACGTTTGCCACAACTCAAAGACGTTAACTCTGGGGTGCGCAAATAGAACTATCGAGCTTTTTGCGAATCTTTTACAAAAAGTTTCTAAAAATTCGTAGGATATGGAGACGACATTAAGCCAACACCTGTTAAGAGGTACTTCAGGACATTCGTTCAGCATACCCCGAACCCCCTCATGGGGAATATCAAGAAAACTCGCTAGCGAAATACTGGTTATTTGTTCAACCTCTGGTAATTTTTCGTGAAAATACAGTTTATCAGTACTCATCTTAATCAAAAGGTGTTTTGTTTATTTTTGACTCTTGTAAAAAAAGGTTTAGGGCGTCGCGAATAACGTCATATTGAAAAAGCCACTTTTGATATTCATCGCATTCCCCCACCATAATAGCTAGCTTATTCTGTGCTGCGGATATTTCTTCACATTTTTCAGCAATTCTATACAAAGCTGAATTTAAAAAAGAATACCCCTGCATTCTGACATAGACGTCTACCGTATGATATTCCTTTTTCTTGTAGAGGCATTCTAAAGCCTCACAAGCCCTTCCCAGAAGTATCTGGGCCTCATCTAATAAAGGGTCGTGAAAGGGTACAACTTCCTCCGCGTCCAGATCTTCCGACTCTAATGCGAGATACTCAAAGCCCCCAATGTAGTCCCGAATCCGCTTGATCTGGGTGTTTATACTATCTAACGACATACGGGGCCTCCTTATCTCCTAATTTAATTGAACTTGTGGGGCGCATGTGAAAGCATTCGTCTTTGAATGCCTGCAGATCGGCACGTTCGGTAGGTAGGTAATCCCCGTCTATACGTGTCACCATCATTACCTTTGGGAAGTGCCCTATAATGCCAGAAATGCCAATTAAAAGAAATACCGATAATTCGGAGGAGCCTGGTAAAATTACGTGCAACTGATCTTCTTTGCGCAACCCCGCCAATAACGGTCGAACATGTTCTAAAGCTTCGATCATTTGAGGGTATCGTGGCTTGCTGAAATCTAGCACAAATTGATGGTGCCGTTCGTCCACGGATTCGGGGCCGCCTAAATGTGATACGGCCCCCTCTGACAACTTATTTCCAAAATTTAGTATAAGCATGATATTTTAATTAAAGTATTTGATTAGTTTATTTTATTAAATTAATTGGTTAATTAATTAGTAGCACTACCCCCGTCTTTGTCTTTGTAATCAAAAGGAACGTTCTGATTGCGGCGGCCATAGCTTGCCCGCATCTCCTTACGGGCCCCCTTTTTAATGCCCTAAATTCATCGGTATCAGGGTATCGGAACTCATCCATATTTGTAGGAACTGCGGTTTCCGTAAAGGCGTCTGTAAGAATGCCCCCGGCCAAAAAGGAATAACTATCCCCTCTCTTTTCTTTTAACTCAAATTTAATCCGGGCCCCTCCCCCCGCGTACTGGCTCATCGCACGAATTATACTATTAGCCTCCTTACGCCCTTTTGGAAAGGGGTTCCAGACGTTGCCCTCCGGATTGGGAATGTTTTCGATCGTGCCGGCAAAAGGTTGCCCTTCGGGTACTACTTTGAAAAATTGTAGAATTAACATGGTTACGATTATTAAATGTTAAATGTTTGTAAATTTGATTATTATTGAACCCCTCCCAGGGACTTTACCTCTTTTCTGAATCGAGCTTTTATCAAAAAAAGAAACTCTTCAGAAGTCATAGGTATAAATTTGCCCGAATCTTCATCGTAATCAAGCAACTCCATCGGCTTTTTGCGCACTATCTCTTGCCCATCGTCGGAACGTTCCGTTACTGTGCGAGTGGGCATAATACCCAGGTGAGTCAAAAGATCGACACAATGCTTGGGGCTTGAATTTAAGATCAGGGCCTCAATCCAATTACTTTGACCGTCCCAGCAATCTAGCCAGGTGTCGTGGCCCCCAAAAACTTCAAGAGGCCCAGAGGATCCCTCTACCTTTAATTCCAACCGCAAAAGATTTTCTCTCGCATAAAATAAGTTCTCTTCAAGGTGATCAATCCATTGGGTTGCCGGATCTTTGAAGCGATTCGGCCGTGCTGCCTCCCTTAAGGCAACTTCCAGTCTTTGCACTTCTATTGTCGCGTTTCTTAGAATAGCGTCTTGCCACGTCATAATTCGGGTAATTAAATAGTTAAACAATGATGCAAAGATAAACACCACCACTGAAATATGCAAGCGTTTTTTATAAAAAAGGGGAAATTAATCCCCTTACGTATTTACTCGGAGTCTACAATCCGGATATGGTTGATTGTGTGAACAAATCCAATCTTGTAATTCAAAGTGTCGATTGCCCTGTTGGACGCATCAACTTTGCGTTCAATTAAATTAAGCTCTTTTGATGCCCGTTCCTGTTTTTCAGCTATCTGCTGCAAGGTGGCGTTTGTCAAAAAGAAAATAGAAACATTTGTCGTCGTGGCTATGGCCAGGATAGCCAGGATTAATTTAAGGTTATACTGCCTATTCATAAGTAGGAGGGTCTATAATTAATGTATTAATGTATTGTGCCGAGTCAAGATATTCGACAGGGGTAATCTTGTAAAATTGCATCGCGGTCTGAATAGGTGCCCATAACCGAACAAACTCCGTTTTCACCTCTTCGACTATTTTAATCATGTCAAACAAATTAGCTCTAATCGAGACCGGAAGCGGATTATCCCACATTTTTGTAGGTGTGATTTCACGAGTAGTGAATTTTGAATTATCTTTTGCCTCGAAGATAAATGCCCCCCCGTCTGATTTATAAACTAAAGAAGACGTGTGCGATTTTTCGGGGTTCTCTTTATTTATAGCCTGCAATAATTGCAACAATTCCTTTGTGTTAAACTCAAAGGGCTGAAAGTTGGTGTTTTTTTCAAGATTATCTTGCGAGGCTTTGTCTTGAAATCTCAATTTCCAAAATTCCCATTTTGCCGTCATCCACAACCGCCCGCAATCAGAATAAATAATCGAACGCCCCGTCTTATCGAACAGCACATGAATCTTGCTTTTTTTCATTTCGGGAATCTTTGTCAATTCGTGCAAGCACTTTATTACCGGCTCCCGCAATATAGTACCACAATCTGCCCACGGAATGCCTCGAGTATGGGGGACCTTAAGGGGCTTACGCCTGCTTATAACTCTGGCATTAGTAACTGAAAATGTAATGTCTGTGGAGGGCACCTCGATCATTAGGCCATTAATTCTTTCCGGGTGGGGTTGCGCCATAAATTTATAAGCTATGGCAATCTCTTTCATTAAATCAGCACGTGTCATGGAGATCTCAACACCCCCATCTAAGATTGCCGTGAACGGCTCAAAGCTTCTAAAGGAATCCCAGGGGTCGAAGGGTACTGAAACCTCTCCCGCTGGAATGTGTACCAGATGTTTCTCATCGAAAGTTTCTTCCACTGCGGCTATCAGATTACCATCGACGATCTCAAAGGTAAGCCAGCAATCCCCTATTCTTGGAAATAATTCAGACATTGCCTTTGGTATCAAAAATAAGCAGTCTGAAAAGGCATCCCCTGTGTGTTCTAATTTGAAAAATACATACAGGTTGTGGTGCAACTCGTGAGAGTGGAAGTAAACCTTACCCTCCTTGCAATAAATGCCGAAATAAGGGGGGTAGTACATATTATTACCTTTGGTCGTTTTCCAATACCGTACCGAATCTTCAAATTTGTTTGCGCATCTTTGAAATTCAGAATATTTTATTTTGAACATTTATGTTTGGTGTTAGTTGAATAGTGTGTTTGACTCCTTAAAACTTTTTGCAATGCCTTCTTTGTGGATGAATAGACGCTCAACGCGATCTCTTGACATTTTTCCATTGCCCCCTAATTGACGAAACCAGATACATTCAAAGTCAACGGGCATACTAACCTCGCTTATGTATACATAGTGCTGTTTGCTTAGATTGCGCACCCAGTCATAAAACTTATCATGGTCAAATTTTGGCACGTTTATGTAGCCACTGGTGCCGGCATAAGGAGGGTCGCAATAGATTACAGATGGATGGTCAGGAATATATACACATTCGTATGCACAATGCCTAATATTTACCTTATTTATCCACAATAAGTCTTTTTTTGCGTTTATGATAGGGTATTTATGGGGGGATCTGCATCGTTTTCTTATTGTCATAGGGCTGCCCATGAATCCTGCCATCAAAGACATAACATATCCGCAAAGTATCATCTCTACCTTGCTCCATTTACTAAAGTCCTGCCGTTTCCAGGCTTCTTTTATTTCAAGATAATCACCAGGCCAGTAATTATCACGAGGCAACCACCCGGCCTTTAGCGCATTATAATAATCTATGACATATTCGTTTGCATCGCTGCAAAAGAACTCCCCGAATTTGCCACAATGCACCGCATGCCTTGTCATGCCCCCACCTCCGAGAAACGGCTCGACGAAGGTATGACAATGAGGCATATGGGCAAGTATTTCTTTTGCAAATCTATTTTTCCCGCCGCGATATTTCATTTTTGTTATTTACGATATTGTTATAAAATCACGCAATCGGTTGAATATAAAATAACTCAAGCCCGAAGCGTTTTGCAAATAAAATAATCTAATCAAGTTCGGGGTTGTCTTCCCTGAAGCCGGCATTCAGAAAACAAATTGACATGCGTTCCGCCATATCATCGTCTGGATTTATCAAGCTACCCCTAAGCACATACTGCCCCTGAACCTTTTGCAGAAAAAAAACTTCTGGAAAGGTGTCCCAGAGGCGGCTGTTGAAGAAAATACAAGCCGTATCCTCGTCTCCAAATTGGGTCAAAAAAGGACTGATAAATTTGGAACAATGAACCAAATGATCAGGGGTTATCTTTATTTTTATCGTACGCACATCACAATCATATGCAAGTAGATAAAGCTCCGAGGTGCGCTTATCCTGCACGTATGATGAGCGTGGCGAGTCGCTTGTATAGTCTTTAGCGGTGCCTGGCTGCTCATAAGCGACAGTGTCGGGTAATTCATTTAATATCTCAATTATTCGCTGATGTTCGTCGTGAGATACTTCTAAATTTATGTATTTAGGCATTGCTTTAGATTATTATGAATTATTTCTGAAAAATTTAAAAAGTTTTCTTTTACCAAAGACATTATATCGGGCTCGCCATAGGAGATTATTCCACAAACCCGTCCGCGGTTAATGTGGGCGTCCCCAGCACTCCAATGAGAGGTTCTGATAATTGCGCAATAATTAGGCGTATCTCCGGATAAATAAGTCCGGTAGATAACCCCCTCTTTGCCGCCGTATTCAACGTACACAGCCTTTTTATGAGTAAATGCTATTATTATACCGAATCCATCGCATTCTAAAATTCGGTCAAAAACTTGCCTTAATCTGTCCATAGTACTAATTACTAATTACTATTTATTATTTACTTTTACGGGCCCCCTTATTGTTTAGGGGGCCTGAAAACTTGCCATCTTTGTGAGACTCGCCCACATAGGGAACTCTTATGCAGAGTTGATCAACAAAGGTGCAGCAGTACCTATTTGCCCCATCGTGAAGCATCGTCGGGCTTTCGAGGGTTGTCTGGAAGGAAAAGTAAGTTACATCCCCGTCAAGGAATTGCAAACAATCTAGTAGTGTCTGTCTCTCAATGTGAAAGGATAAAGTAATATCTTTTCTACCAGACACCGGAACGGACACCCCCGCTACAAGCAAGCTCTCGCCTGCCAAACTAAATGTTATGCTGTCGACTTCCGCTTTATCAACCACATTAAGTAATCTTTTTCTGGACGCCGAAATTTCTAACAAATACCCGCCCTGATCGATGCTTAATTTAATGAAACCGTCTTGATACACGTCGCAAAAGAACGTTACCCCGCTACAAATTAAGGTAGGGTCTCTGAAATCCGCGTCCCAACCAATTAATATAGGCAAGGTGTTGTCAATAGTGTGCATTTTCTCAAGACTCTGTCTGGAAATCTGTACACAGCATAGCTTAAGGTTAGCGTCTAATTCGGAGCGATCGATGTGTATCATTCGCATGGCATCATCTTTAAGGTACTGGATATACCTTACACCTTTTTCGGTGTAAAAGATGCTTATTAAAAGGCCGCCGGTTTCAAGAATTTCTTTTAATACTTTAGACGTACTCATAGTTTTTTAAAAATATGTTCAACCCATTCCCTAATTATATGCTTTGGGTAAAGTGTGTCATAAGGCCCACTAACTCGATCGAAGTCTACAATTTGCAATGAAGCAGCTTTGCAAGCCTCTTTACAATAAAGATGTATTTTATTTTTAATGCCAGAACTCACATTTACACCCATATTTTTAAGATATGCGTTTACTGTGCCGTAACCCTCCTCTTCAAATAACTCTAACAGGGTATCTATTGTCGTCTCGAACAGACTTATTTCGTCAGACTGTAAGTCCAGCCTTCGATTCAAATAAGAATAGAGGGTTGTAATATTGTCTAAAAGTTCAGTTATTTTTTCCAAATCCATGACAAATTATTTGATAAACGGTTTAACTGCTTCCTTAATTATATAATAAGGGTAAAGGTATTCAGGATCCCTTGCGATTATTTTTCTTTTTATAGTTACAAAAGGTATCGCTCCGGAATAACAGGATTCGCCACAAAGAAAATCAACAGCAGAAGTATCAATTTCGTCTAAAATAATTTTATTTTTTTTCAAAAAAGATTTTATAGAATAATACCCTTTCTTCTCGTACTCCAAAATTAATGAGTCTATGCAGTAATTAAATCTAAAATGATCTTCATCAGTAAACCCAGGCTCGCCCCGCATATTTTTGTAAAGAAAAACGAGCTCCGTTAAAAGTGTGTCTAATGCGAATGTTTCCATAAAATTAAAGCCAACCCTTACTACTAATTTAAAAATTAAATCTATAAATTCTCTGAATCAAAGCTTCAGAAAACAGAACATAGTCTTGTTTTCTATCTTTGTCTATTTCTTTATCCCCGCTTATCAATATCGGAGATGTAAAGACCGTTTCGATGGTATTTTTTTAATTTATAATAAGCAGGTATTATTGTTTTATCTTTTTTCCCAAAATTGGAAAAACGAAAGTCCCAATCCACGAGCTCAAGGCACATCACTTCACTGTTGTCGTGATGCACGCAAAGGTAGTCATTTCCAATTTTTGGAAACTGTCAATACTCGTCCAGTATTTTATCTATAAAATTTAATTGCTCGTTGTCAAGAATAAGAGGTGTCATAAGTATTTATTTTTATAAATGACAATAAAAGGGGATTAACCTCCCCTTGTTAAATTAAAAAGGTAAATCGACGGAAGCTGCTTCGGCCGCGGGGGCCTGTGGAACTTGTGCCGGTGTTGTTTTTTTTGGAGGTGCTCCTTTAGCCCCCCCATTGCGAACCTCTAACTTAGTTACCGATAAGCTAATTGAACTTAACCATTTACCGTGCGCTTCGTAAGCCGACGAACTTGCCCTGCCCGTTACATGTACTTCTTGCCCTTCCCCAACCCCGTCCACAATGGGAAAGTCTTTAGATTCCCACACATAACACCAAACTTTACGGCCTTGCGTCCCGTCGTGCGATGAGGGTTCCTGCACCTGAAATCGGTAATATTCCTTGCCCGCCGCCGTTGATCTCTTTTCGGGGCCCAGTGATACTACCCCTAATACTAATCCTATCATACTTTAAGTTGTTAATTATTTAATATATATACCTATTTATTTACTTACTTACTTACCTACTTACCTACTTAACTCTTCTAATGCCGACGACAGGCTTCCATAAAGGCTTCGCAACTGTTCAAATAGTGCGGTTAATTCCGGCACGTTCCACGTGTTTTCCGCGATTAAGTAGGGTTTGGCCTTTTCGGTGGGTACCAGCTTGCCCCCGTCTTTTTTCAGAATACCCAACTTTAAAAGAATCTCATTTTTCTCTTTGGTGGTTTCCGGCGGATGCCCTGCTAACGCCCGATCATAGGCTTCTTTGTAGAGGGGTAATCTGGTGTAATTATACACCTCGAGCAGTGTGCTTATATGTGCCTCCCGCATCGACATGCCGGACGCTGCCTTGACGTCTAATATTTTGTCGAAAAGGTTTTGAGCCAATGTTAATGCTTCCACATACTCAAATACATCTTCAGGGGCCCTGCTTTCCTCACTTTTTACGACCTCCAATTCGTCGTTCAGCTCTTGCAGGTACCCTATTTGGTCTACAATCGACACCGTTCGTGCAACGATAAGCGTTACAATTGAGAAATCGCAAACCGTTAGATTAGGCGTCTGAAAAATAATAAGATTGTCGCTGTCGGTATCCAGATTACCCAGGGCATCTTTCAGATCTTCCGCAATCTCTGACAACACCGTTTCAAGATAAGTGTGGTCGAATGACAGCTTAACCGCGATGTACCGAATATTGAAGTAGTACCGCTCATTTATTTTAACTATTGTCGTCATCGTCGTCATCTCTGAATGGGATTATGCCCAACTCCTGGAGGGCCTTGTCTAAAATATAGTCCGGAAAAATGTAATGTAACCCTCGCCCGCGGATGGGGACGCACCGTTCAACGACGGCATAATCTTGACAAAAACCACACGCCTTTTTTATAATTTCCACAACCCGTGTCGCTGTAAGATTTACATCTATCTTAATTTTAGCACAATAAGCCTCTATCGTATAGTAGTCTAAGGCTTCGTAAAGCTTAAGGTATAGGTGAGAACTATTGTCAATTTTAACCCGCAGCTCTTCCAGCTCTTCCATCTTGTCGAGGATCTCCGAGTCCATATCATTCAGCAGGTCAATCAAATCATCCAAAGCGTCTACGTATTCTTCCATTGCTTAAATTAAATTATTTTTAAAAAATACAATATCGATTGCTCTTAAACTAAATATTTCTAAAGGATACCTAAAATAATTATAATAATCTATGCGATAATCTTCTTCGTAACTATATAAATCTGCAAGTATGTTATGCCGTACTTCATCTGCAATTACAACCCCAGTATTTTTAGCGTGTATTTCTAGATTGGCGTACTTACCTAATTTACTTAATGTAGTTAGATACATTTCTCTCTGCAATGCAAAATAATTAACAGTGTCATCTATTCTAGAGGGCTCTAACTTCAAGGTATATACTTTCTTTAATATATCTACTAACTTTACCGTCTCTTTTACAACAATAATACCATTATGAAAATAAGCCGCTTTTACAAGGGCGTCATAATGTTCATCTTTTGTAGGACTAAGGGCCTTTTGCTTTGATTCAACCTTGCCAGATCTTCTAATAGGTGATCTATGTTTTTCATTAACAATAATGGTTATTTATTCTTGAAATAAAATCATTCAATCTTTTAACAACACCTTCCGGCCCCTCCGTAAAAAAGAACCAACCATTTCTTGTAGCCTGCTGTTTGAAAGCTTTATAAATATAAAGTCCGACTATAGTCGCCTTATTATTATCTTCATACTCCCACACGTAAAGTATTGATAAATCCTCGGTACACCCTGTTTTACTTAAACTTTCTTTGACATCAGGAGAGACCCCTATTCTATAATAATAAGTATCTTTCGCGTGGAATAAGTATACATACAGGGGCTCAACTTTAACAGAAGTATCCATATAATCTTAAATTTAGTTTGGTTTACTAAGGTATATCGACACATTCAACGTCATCAATTTCAAGCTCCGGGCTAATTTCTTCGATAGAGTAGCCTACATTTATCAAGTCCGGACAATACAGTCGTATTGCCTTGGTGTAAGCCCGAGCTGCCATCATCGCACGAGGCATTTTTTTCCAGTTATCCTTTCCCATCAATCCCATTCCAGCCGCCTCCGTTTCATAAAAAGAGACTTCATTCCAATCTGCCTCCCCCGGGCGTCTGATCGACACCACAGTTACCCGCACTTGCACAACTTTTTCGGTGCCGTCAAGCTGCTTTATTGACTTTTCGACCAGCTCAAAATCTTTTATCAATTTAATGCTGCCGCCATTCTTAAACACCAGGGCACGCAATGCCTCCGCATTAAGGGCTACCGTGCCGTTTATGATGCTTATTTTGTTAAAATCGAGTATGGGGTCTAGCCCTAACTTATTTAATGCGTACTGGCCTACGATGACCTTTTCGAGGGTATTTACCCATGCTGGCAACAGCTTGGAGTCAAGCAAGATGCGGCACTTTTCCAGGAACGGTAAATCTTCAAGCCCTCTGGATGATTTGTAAATCAATTCTTTATCTTTTTCCATAAATTAATTAATTATAGGGTTATCTGGATTGTCGGAACTGCCGAAGCCGTTGACGCTTCTGACGGTAGGGCTTAGCTGCACCGTGTCCGAAATAATACGAACGGGACTTGTGGGTATCAAAATTAACTGACAAACATATTCCCCGAGGACATACCTCGACTTTTCTTTATCCACAACCCGAAACACCGCTTTAAGTTCTCCACGGTAATCCGGGTCGATAATACCGACACCGTTGGCAAGCATAAGCCCTCTGCTTATCACACTAGATCGGGCAACTAACATGCCAAAGTACCCCGTGGGCATCTGAATAGCTACCCCTAATCCGTAAGAAATAGTGTCATCATCTAAATAAGAAAGGGATGTTGCTTTAAAGTCGATACCTACCGCATGTTCACTGCCCCATCTGAACGCTGCGTTGACGTTCAGCTTCTTTATTTCTATCCTCATGTTCCCCTAAAGTTAATAATCCCATTAATATAAAAAGACATACGGTGGCCACAAACATAAATTGCAAGATTATGTCTACAATTTTGATAAGCAGGCTACCTCCGGATTGATATTCTTTATTATTTTTTTTGTACGTATTTTCCATTTTTTAAAATAGGGAAGGCCCCGAAGGGGCATTTGTACTATTAATTTGTTATAGTCAAAGTTGGTTTTGTAACGTCCCAAACACGTAACCATTTCTGTGTACCAGTTTTATCTAGATTCCAGTTTTGATAAGCGACGACCTCTGTTGTGATCGTATTGATCGTAACCTTATCACAATAATGCTTGCATAGGTTATCCAATGCGGACTCGAACGCACCCCTAAAGCTTTTATGAAATTCAGTACGACCGGTATGCTCAAATGTGAGTCTAAACCCATCGACCGAAATCAAAGTACCCTCTGGGCCGTATTTCTCTAATGTTTCTGCCGTCTCTAAATCTACTTCGATGCGGTGTGCTTCGTTGAACAAACGGGTTTGCTCTTTTTGATAAGCTTGATCAGATAATAGTTGAGCATATCGAGGGCATAATACGTCGTTACGCAACTTCTGTTCTAATTTTCTTTCAGCGGCGGCATCGTGATCAGGGCCTTTAGTGTGATTTACTACCATTGGATAAAGGTCTTTGCCTCTGCGAACATTCTTTGGCTTTCCGGCGTATCCCCAAACTTCTTTAAAATCTAGCTCAAAAGAATGATGCCCTTTGTCGTCGTACCAACTGCCAGTAATCTCTGCCACGTATCCCCTCTGCATATCCACCGCCACTTTGATTGTATCTCCCGTTACGATGTTCATCTCTCTCAAATGTGTTAAATAGTTAAACAATGATGCAAAGATAGAAGGTTAAATTATACTTGTCAAGTGTTTTTTGAACTTTTTTTTTTCAGATAAATTTTAAGCGTAATGGGGGCAATCAGACCGCCTACCATGATGCCGTATTTGGCTATTTTAAGGCCCGCTACGGCATTATTTATTAATGTTGGGGTAAATACACATAAGATTAAATTTTAACGCATTACAGATAACCTATGCGGCACCGCCCGTGTGTTCCTTTTTTGCGCAATTCGAGTAACGTGTTACCTCTCCATTTTTGTTTGTTTTTTGTAACTATTTGATAATCATTAGGTTGTTGTTTTTTGTTACGTGGTTACTGGTGTTTTCCTATTTTCGACCACTTTTATAAGGGGTATATAGGGGTATTAGTACGCCCCCCACTAAGCCCCTACTGCATTACTATATATAATATATATTATATATATAAATATATAAGTAACTAAGTAACATAAGTAACAATAGTACTTATAGTAAAGATGTATTAAAGGGGGCTCGTCTTTTTTATAAAAATTAAAAAATACTTAAAAAATAAGGTTTACAAGGTAACCAGAAAATAAGTTACAAAAAGCAAGCAGGTAACCCGTAGGGGCTAAAATGGCATCGGCATTACCGGCTCCAGATCATAAACGGGCTCCGCGGTGCCGATGTCGCGATTGTAGCGGGTGTTAATTAGCTTGACAAAGCGGTCATAATGTTCTTTGGCAATCCCGAACGCGATTACCTTTTCGGTTCCGGACGCCCCCCTGCGTGTTTTGGCGTCTATGTTGTATCGACTCCGCAGATCTTTCATTAATCGGTTTGAGGTTATCGCTGACGTTGTTTTGGGTACCAGCTCATTAAGGTAGTCCCTTAAGTAAAGTGCCTTACATTCCATCGGGATGCCGCCGTCAATATCGATAACCTCTTCTAAAATCTGGACGTGATCACGAACGATAGTGTGTGCCTCGTTATCCGAATGAACCCGTTGCATCTCCTCATGTTTGAAGTACCCGTGCTCCTGACCAGTACGTACCAGATATTTAGCATATCCCCAGATCTGTGAGGCGGGGGGCATACAAGCAAAGTCTATTCTGTCTACGGGCACGTCTACCACAAGGAAGCGCCTGTTCCCCGTTTGATCTGCAAGAAAATGGCTTTCGTTGGTGCTGCCAATAAAGTTAGCATATACCTTGTACTCGCTTATCTCCCTCCCGTAACTCTTGCGATAAGATACCGTGTTTTGTGATAGTACTGATTTAACTTCTTCGATGCCTGTGGTCTTCGATAGTGCGCTTAATTCGTCCATATAAATAATTGCGGCCTTGTGCAATTTCTCGGAAAAGTCTTTCGTGTCAACAGCACCAAAGTGAGTTAAAATATACTCGCTTTTCCAGATGCTTGAAATATGATCAACAAATGTATTCTTTCCGGAGCCCTGCCTGCCTCTAAGTATTAAACACAACTCATTGCTCTTATCACGCAACTCTCGGGTTATGTTTATTACACTCGCACAAAACCATTTTCGTAAATACATCACTACGTTTGATTTATCAGACGCCCCCAGGCACGATGCAACCTTTTCAAATACATCAAATTCGCTAAACTCCCTTACTTCTGATAGTGCGTCTACAATCGGGTTGTGAGCTAAATTATGGCTGTCGACGTACCCGTTAATAAACGACCTAACCTTATCTACCCCCACGTTTAAGTCATGGGCTCTGTTTAATATATGGGTTATACCCTCTACTTTTCGATCATTTAATTTAGTCCAACTGCCGCCGGATGCCGCCCGCCACTCAATACAATCGTGTATACTATTTAGTACAAACACATATTCGGAAAGTACCAATCTTTCCATCTTCTGATATTTTGTTTCCCTTTCTCCCGTGGGGCTCGTATTTAAATTGCCCGAATTTTTAGGTATCTTAAAGCCTGCTAATTTAGTTACAAAGTAAATCAGGGTGCCCGCGGTTACATTTTTAGGAGTTTCAGTCCATACCTTTTTACAATCTTCCGTACCGACATAACCCGGAGACTGTTGACTTATGGTGTCGAAGTCTTCAAAAGGGAGCCCCGCATGCTTCATCGCCATCCCAAAGCGCAACCAATCATGCCTGCCTGTTACGATGCCCAAATAATTGCCTGACGCCATGAAAGTTGGCCACCAACTTAAATTGGCCGGTTCGGAGGTTTCAAGATTACGGATAAACGTGGTTTCTTCTTTGGTAGGGGGCTGTATATAAAAATATACAGTGCTGTATTCATTTATATACAGTTGTGGATCCATCGACAAATATCGGACTCTGGATACATCTGAAATCTTTAGGTCTAGCTCGCCATAATTCGAGTAATGCTTGCACAGTTGATTGAATGCCTCCTTGTAGTCTTGCGCACTGGTTAGATTATCAACCTTAACCAGTAACCATACCCCACAACCACTGACACTGGTGCAAGAGGCCGCCGTGTATTTGTCTGAATTTAACGCCTCCTTTAGTGCGGTTACATCTACTACGTTGTCATATTCGAGTTGAACGTAACCTGATAACTCCAATAACCCTGTAACTGCCCGGGCGGCAAATGTGCCGGCAAATGTGTAAGCGGGTAACTTACGCTTAAGACTATACTGATCAGACTTTTCGGGGGTGGCCCGTATCTGGTTGATTAAATTTACATATTCACCACCGGTTCTAAATTCTTCAAAAGCTTTAGATAGGGGTAGGTTTATTAGCGGGGCGGTGTCTACAATAGATCTAAATTTACTTATCATACTTTATTCGTTAAATTTTCGGCATGCTGCAAAGTAAGTAATAGGTAGTGTACAATTTACAAATGTGGATAAATAATAAAGCCCCACACTAGGGGCCTTATAAACTTGCAAAAACTATTCCTTAAAACTATACAATTTCATAATCAATATCAAAGGTCATGGTACCGCACGCTGTGATAACTGTGAATACTTCACTATACACCCCAACGGGCCCTGTCGCCTGCAAATAGACGCTACCCGTACCTGACGAAACAAGTTGGTTAAATGTAAGTCCCGTAGTACCTACACCGCCGGAACCGTCAAGTACCGAAAACACCCCTAAGCCACCACAACAACCATCTGTAAATGTAAATAAAGGTGTACCCATTACAACTTCTAAAGTATTACCGGACGGAATAATAAAGGGATTACCGCTGTTAAAGACGTTCAATGTGGTTTCTTCTGCAACCTCGTTTCCGGAGCATCCGGTATCGCGACTAATGACTATAAAGGGAGCTGTAAAAGCTAGTGCACATCCGGTAGTAGCTACTGATAAGGTAGTAACGTGAATGCTTGGAACAAATATCTGGGATTGATCTACCTCAAATAACCAATTCGTATCTGGAACAACCGATACATCGTCGTCAACGTACCCTACAATATTTCCAATACAGCAGCCGGAGGGATCATTAAAATCATAAATATCCGTAGCTCTGATAAAGGATTGATTGTTAAGGTCTGTAACAATTAAAATATATTCGGGAAATAGTTGATCTAAAGAAGCACTTGGACAGCTTACCCCTTGAATTTGAATTGGAGCGGAGGTAACCCCACACGTCGTATATATAAATATAGTAACGTCTCCATAATAGTCTGATGAGTTTAGGTTAGTCAGTAGTAACTCTCCAGCATCATTCAACGATGCGTAAATCTTTCTAACATTAGTCGAAATATGAATAATCTCACAACATTCGTTTGCATTTTCCAAACTGACAACTTCCCCAGTATTCTCGGTAGTCATCGCACCTAAAGCCCCCACTAAACTAATACTTGTAGGAAGTACCTCCGGTGACGTCGTGTCGCATTTCCGCACATTGCCATAACATTTACGAGGCGGGTCTTGCATCGTAGCCCAATCGAACGTAAAGGTAAACGTCCAATCCATACCGGTAAATACTAATTCACCGTCAAAGATAAATCGAATATCGATGCAATCTGTGGGTGTGGCTAATTCTGCCTCGAAATGTAAATGTTGATCGGAAGTGAACAATTGATTACCATCTACAAAGTTACTAAAGAAGTATCCGGTGCCATTACCATCGTAAGTAAGCTCTGCCCCTGCCATACTTACAAATACGTCAAAAAGTCCGGTACTTGTTAAAAACGTTCCCATCTGTGTGGGTGGGTAAAAAGAACCAACCCCCGTCAATTGCCGTATTGACAATGCTGCCAATTCCGCCAACATCTCGCACGTCAGCCCACAACCATCTAAACAACATTTAGGTATAGGCCCCCTGCCCCCCGTCCCACCGTTCCGTTGGTAACACTCTTCAAACCTTTGTTTGATTGGATTCCAACAATTCTTTTGTTTTGCCATAAAAATTATATAAAGTCGTTATTAATAATAAAATTACGTCTGGTAAGCATAACCTTTAATCGGCCGCGTGTCGTTGTTTGTGCCGGTTCATCTTCGACCTCTGGGCTGTCCTCTGCCGTAAAGCCTACCCACTGCCCATTCTGAATTATTGCTAAATTATCACTACTTAGGGCTTGATTTAATGTGTCAAGAAAGTCATAAGAATAGAAATCTGTTTCTAGCTCGTACATATCGAACGTCTGACTAAATAGCTTACGTATCTGCCCTCCGGTTGTGATTGTAATATCTTGATTCTTTTTGAATTTCTTTCCAGTTACTGAACCAAAGATGTTAATCACTCTGGGAACTTGATTATCATTATAATAAGTGATCGATAGTATATCATTCGTCGCTGGTACTAATTCGCTATCGAACTGCAAAGAACCATTACCGATTATACCCCCCTGACAACCTAAGCCAGGTGATACTATTTTAAGTACACTATCTTTAATACAACTATATCTTTTTAATTGCTTAACACATACATCTTCAAAACCCATATATAAGTAACATGTGTAGTCATGTTCACATTCCCCACATATATCGGTATCTATTTTAGCCGGCGGGTTTAATTCCATATATTCCCCTACCATTGTATACAGATAAGGGATATGCCGGACTCCACATTCACTACAAGGAATTGTATTATCCGGTGCCATCGCTCCATCTACTCTAAGTGTGTAATATCCCTCTGAATAACTATACGTCAATGTTAGTCCCTGACGTGATACTTTATCTATTAAGTCTTCTACATTTACAAATTCTAATATTTCTAAGTCCTCTTCATAACCGTCGGTACATACATGTCTAAGATACAATGTGCCCTGAACTCCACTTAACGTAAAGGTTACTTCCCCGTAGCTATATTCTACATATTCAGTGAATATTGTATTATTTGATACACATGTACATCCTCCCCACAAAGACAAGTTAGTTAATTTATTTCTGGGGCTGTCTACTACAATAGGTAGATTAGATAAGGTTGGGAATCTATTTACTTTAAGTGATCTATTAGGTCTATCATTGTCAAATACACCTGTGATCGTTCCAACTCCACCATATAATCCATAATCGGTAGGTCTTGTTAGTGCAAAGCCAATTATACTATTTGTATAGTCTGGGGTTGTATATCCATTCCCAACTATATCCATCACAAAGAAGTTCTTTCTATATCCACCGAATGCCGGAAAAGTAAATGTACCCGACGATGTTAATGCCAACCCTGATATATCCGTTACAGATGACGGGCTGTTTACTACAACCGCTTCAATCCCATCTACGTATACTTTCCAATCTCTAAGTTGGGAACCTCGCCTTACTATTACAACCCATACATATCTATCTACAATGCTAGATATTCCGCCGAATACAAATCTCGAAAAGGAACCCCCAAAGTTTATTTCAACTGCAAAGTTATCGGTAAAATCTACTACCAATCCAGTGTTCGATTGCCATAATACTGAATTGCTATTTGTACCATCTGACTTTATTTGTAGGTAGGCGGTAAATTGCTCCGCTCCATATCTAGGCCCCGTTGCCGTTGCCGTGCCAGAAAAGCCCCCGTTGCCACAATAAGCCGGTGTTATACTTGTATTCATATATTATTATATATTATTGTGTTTTAATAACTTAAATCTACTATTCTGGTTAGGTTTGAACGTAACCTCTAAAATATGATGCCGCGTTCCATTTACAAAGATACAACCATATGGATTGGCACGAATTACCTTAAACTCGAAAGGTGTAATTGGGTATTCAAATTCTACAATCTCTGGAAAGATGTTAACCGGCTGAATTAAGTAGTTTGAGTCTTCAAACGCCTGTGCCCCGCTGCAAAGGTAATGGTTTGGTAGGTCGGTACCACCTGCCTTAAAGTTTACCTCCCCTTTAGCAAATGTAAAATTATCCGCACCTACTTTAGTCCATCCACATACAGAAATGTAATCCGCCCAACGATCTAAGATGTACTTAGGTGTAATTCTGAAATTCAGTATATCTTCTTTTGCGTTTACATTAAAGTTAATGCCTTGCTCTGCAATAAAGTAGTGGTCTGGTACCATTCTACCTCCGGAAGGCGATGAGAAAACAAACATTTCGTTATTAACGTCGGGGCTTTTACCCACACAAATGAAGAACTTTCTGTCGTCGAACTCCCCATTATCGGTCAAAATAGACGATCTACGTTGCCATTCAATCGCGTAACAATCTGCAATAAAGTCTGAAAGCCTTTCCAAGCCGTCTTTTACATTTTTTAATGGAATAGAGTACTCACGTGTCGTGTGGATTACATCTTCAGTACTAAAAACTTCCTTTAGCCACTCCTTATAGCCAAAGCTGAAGCGATTAAAGTACCATTCGTATGCTATCTTTGTAGTTAGCTTACTATTATAACGATCTAAGTTATCGATCGTTAAAATAACGTCGTTTCCATAAAAATATTCCCAATTTTCAATACGAATATTGTTAGGGTCGCTTTGAGTCCAACCCATACCAATTGCGAAAACGGCATTAGTAGAGTGATAAAGTTCGTTGAATGTAACAAACATCTCTGTGCCTCTCTGACGTAAAGCGATGCCATTCGTGATCGTAGTCGCGGCCCCACAACCGATCTCTGCCGGTTGATAAGGTGCAAGGTCAAAGGTGTTACATGGATTACCCGTGTTAGGCAAGTATACTGGATAATCGCCATAATAGCCACATACGGTTGGGCATTGGGTATCCGCATCGTCTCCCCATTCTAGACTATCCGGACGTCCAAAGTAGTTTGACTTTACCCTCATACAATTATTAGTGTGGTGTTCTACGATACGACTAAACGCCTCGTGAATCATGTAAGCGTTTACGGTTGTGTTCCCGATCGGAGGCATCTTTGAACACGAGCTACGAATACTCCCTTGTGCAATCTCAAATCTTGTTACCGTTTCGACACCAAACCCGCCGGCTGTAAAAATATCATTTTCAAAGATACCTCCAATCTTAAATCTGATCATGATATTCAGGTCGTCATTGGTTTGAACCTTTTCATTCAACAATTGGGTATTACATGAATCTATTACGATTGATACCGTCTCATCAAACGTAAAAGTACCTAAGTATAGTCTTTTAGTAAGTGGGTCGAAGTCCCCAATTTCATACGGAACGCAACCATTCGTAAACAAATGTGGAACCCCTGTGTACGCAATATGCTCAAAGGCCCCCCACTTAAGAACAATCTCTGGTGTTATTCTAAGATATTCAACTCGATAACCACTCTCATAACCTATATTAATGTCATACTCCCCTTTTAATTGATAGTCTATTTCATAGTAGTGGCACTTACACGCGTTGGCTTTACCGATTGCATTTAATTCAGAAGTCCAGAGTTGTGGTTCCCATCCATCAAAAGGTGAGATAATCGGAAAAGGGTTCCATGTGTCTAAATTGTCGTTAAACCCACAATCCCTTGCCCATTGAACAACCTTTTCACTGATAAAGGGCTGTTGTAATAATTCAAGATCATCTTTTACAATTGTAATGGGGAAGTTCTGATTTAAGTATACATAAGTAAGATCGTCATCGCTAAAGTCCGGAGGGGTGTTGTTATCGCAATAATTTGAATACCCACATGGGACGGCATCACCATCGCAAATAAATAGAGTACATCCTAAGCCCCCATCAAAAATGAATACCGTTGATAGTGGGGCTGTATCCCCTAATGTAAATGCCGTAAATCCTGTCATTTCTACTTCCGGAACTTCAAGACTATACGGGGCATATCTATACCGCGTTCGGAATGCCGTTTTATCTTCAGTTAATTCATTAAAGCAAGGTTCGTCATACAGATTTACATTCTTATCCAGTCTATCTAGAAAGGTGTTAAGGCAATTGTTAGGCACTATATCCACTTCAATGTATTCATGTGTGAAAGATGCGGTTGTTAGATCTATCAATCCATCATACACATCTTCATACACATCTCCATCTGTCATTCTAATTATACAACGAATTACAGCCTCTACACCTAATCTATAATAGGCATCTTTTATAAAGTCGTAAGCATACCCATGAAACTTCAATCCGGTGCTAATTTCAGGGAATACTCCATGCCATTGCGGGTGCCTGACAATAGTAAATTCTATTTCACGCAACCCCATCGGCTCTTCATCATCCCCAATTACAAGCAATCTATTTCCCTCACGTAACGCTATTTGATAATCTATTTTCATAACCTTACTTTGTTACCTCATCTTCAAATATTGCCAACCTCTCTTTGATTTTAGCTGGTAATGTTATAATTCCCAGCTTGCCAGCTTTCTCTAAGATCGACAAGATCTCTCTGACTAGTATGGAGCCGTATACTACGTTATCAACCCATATCATAAGTGTCATGATGCCGGCATTAGGATTGTTTATATGCCCTTGATTGACTGCAATTATAAGCAGTATGTATACGACTAATTTAGTTAGTACTTTACTGAAGCCCGTAGAAGATATTGTCTTATTCCGATAAGCTGTAATAACCCCCAGTATCGTGTCAATTATAACTAGTATAAATATATTAATGAATAGTTTATACTCGGCTAATAAATACACCTCTATTAAAGAGCCGATGCTGCCGATTATCGTGCCGATCGATATAGCTAACGCTAGTTTGTAATCTGTTATATTCATCTTACTATCCATTTAGTTGTGATTTACCTAATCCTAATTCTTTCCATATTTTATCCCATTCATATGGCTTTATCCAGTGTTCGTGGTACTTAACTACGTCGGCTAATGCCTTTTCTATATTTTGCTCGTAAATCAGGGTTACTTCCTCTTTATAACTCCAACTTTGTAATTCATTTACAATACTATCCACATCTTCACAACCCTTACTATAATAGGCATAATGTACTGAACATAAAAAATACAGAGGCCATTTCATAATTACACTTGTAATATTATCGACCATTTCAATTGCCCCAATACCCCAATCATCTAATATCCTGATTGCTTCCTTTTTATAACTACAATCTATATTCATAAAATCCATGTCCCCAACTTCATAAAGCAGTTGTCGGTCTTCATTTAATATAGATATTATACTAGCAACTTCATCATTAATGAAAAGGTAATTATTTTCAGGGGTAAATTCCAATCTCAGATTCATTTCCAGATTTATGTATTGCGACATTAGATATGCTATGCAATGTATATCTAATACATATAAGCCCCATTGACAATTTGAATATTCGCAAGCTATTAAATACAAACATAAGGCCCTTAGTTTAGCTATTTCAGGTCTTTCAGTTTCTTGCATCTCTTACAGATTTTAATAGTTCATTTATATTCCGATCAAAAGGCTGATCTAATACTACGTTAGCCTCTTCAAAATTCATTCTAACTATTTCACGCTTACCCTCTGTGATAACCATTACATCTTCATTGTTACCTTCAATCTGAAATTGTTTTACACAACATGCACATTTAATTAGCCGGTACAACTCTTGTTTTGGTAACCGCCCTGCCAACCCTGCCAGATTATCTATATATTTATATTGACTAATATCGTACGTAAATTCCATGTTTTATTGCTTTATACCATTTATCATTATTGTAGACACATCTTCAATGTATGTGAATAAAGTTCTATCTTTCAATCCACCATAGCTTATTCCATTTAAGTAATCTAATAAAGCCCAATCAAAAGGCTTATTACATTTAACTCTCTTGCCTAACATCTTTTTCATCGCCTTTCCACTTATTACATAAGCGTGCGTCCGGAGCGGCCTAACAGGTATAATTACATCTTTATTTAGATTGCCTACCGATCTAAGTCTTTTACCCATAAATTCATCGGTTGTTTGATAATCTAGATAAATGAAATTCACTTTAGGTAATTCCACTGAATCTATATTACCTATTAATTTAGCATCTGACTCAAATACTGCGATATATTCCTCATCTTGATGGGCCTGCCATATTGCTAAATGTGTAAGATATAGAGAAACTGCACCTCTACCAACTTCACTACGATGAATAACGTCCCTTTCAGATGAATGTATATCGTTTAACTTACCGGCAAAAGCTTCATATTCCGTGCCGTTTATATCTTTGATTAGTTGCTCGATATTACTTCTACGTAATTCAGATTCCACGGACTTACATGTAATAACTATTCTTTTTGAAATATCGCTAAATTTCATTTATCTTCATCATCTTTAGTCCATAATTCGAGAAGATCGAATATAAATATTAACAAAAAGGTTATGGTAATGTAAAAAAGTATCTTTAAGATTGTCATTATGCTGTTATTTACCGCTATCTATAAATGTTTTGCTGCCGAAATTTCCGTGAATAATCAAATCAGTTACAGCCCACGTCAAATTGTTACGCATTGCCACGTCCGTGATCATTCGGTCAAGCGGCAAATTGAGATGCATATTTTTCCTTATACATTCTACCGCTTTTTTGTTATAAAATACAGCTGTGGTATTCAGAGGGTTTGGTAAATGCCACCAACTCTTACTAACTTGCTTAATATTACACCTTTTATCAGTAAGTTGGTATTGGCTATCATACCACGACGCGTCCGTTGCAAACAAGTATAGAATGTCGCAATCGGGGGCTGCTGACAACACCTCTACGTACTGATCTTTACTGCAATTTATGACGGCATCTGACTCAAATATGCCAATTTCTTCTTCCTCGTTATCCATCAGTGCCATCGTCGATAAGATGCAACCCACATGCCCCTTACCTAATCTATTAGTGCTATTTATATCATTATGGCTACCATGAAATCCATTATATACCATTACATAATGCCCCGCCCCCTCCAAGAAATCTTTAGTTTCCTTTATATTATCCTGCCGGTTTTCCCAGTTCCCAGTTAATATAGTTATGTTAGCATTGAGTACATTCATCTCCAATGATAGTTATGTAATAGTTAACTGATATAATTATTAAATCGGCACTAATCTTAATGTTTGACAGGTTTAATTCTTGCCTTGACACATTTAAGCTATCAAGGGACGCGTTATTCAGTGTGCATTTACTGGTATTTGCTATCGAGCTACTGACTATTCCATGTGCCAATTCAGTTGTGGTCTTTGTCGCTTTAGCAATCATAACACACACATTATGGTATTCATTATCTGTAATCAGATGTTTTCTGCCATAATTTCGGGTTCTCTGAAAGTTCCTTACGAAGTCCATTCGATGAAACCACGAATAATCCCATTTATCATCGGGCACTACCCGTTCCAGATCGTCTTTCTTTTGATCTAATCGTTTTCCAATCTCAAAGCCATTATTACCGAATATTCTCTCAACTAATCCCCATGCGTTTGTCCTATTTTGACCTGAAGATAGCTTATTGATAATTAAATTGTCGATACTTTTAATTGTTTCTGTAATTGTCATGTTTTTTCAATTTCTTTGACGATTAAATTACCAATTTCATCAATTTCCCGATCGGTTAAATCGAAAATGGTAGTCTTATACATCCTTTCAATGTGGTGATAATAGTCGGTAACCCACATCCCGTCATGCATAATTCTTGTTATCTTGCGGGCATCCCCCGACTCGTATAAAGGTGTGGGGTCAATCTCGATCAGATCTTTTTCATTTACATCTTTTAACGCAAAAAAGATACGTGTGTGTGTCTGATTACTTAAGGGCACCAGATCAATCTCTTTTAGAGGTTCCGCGATAATATTTCTTATTCGCCGAACGGCGTCAGTCGCTAAGCTCATTGGCTATTCTTAAAGTTATGGTGGTTATTCCGATTAATCCTAATAAATATAATGGATTCCAGCCTAAAAAAAGTATTCCATAGATCGTAATGGCAATATTAATCCATGTAGAATTACAATAAGTGCATAAAAACATTACCTTATATAAAGAATGACTAATTCTATATTTAGGTTCATGGATTACTCTAATATTTTCGTCAAGTGTTAAGTTGAATAATCTATTCCACATAAAATTACGAATGGGATTAAGAATCATTCCGTCGTTATTCGCGAGTATCCAGAATGTGCTAAGGCCGGCTGAAATTATTCCAAGTATTACAATGTTTAACATATTTTTGTCGATAAATTAAAAGCCCCCTTTCAGAGGCCTCATTAATATTAAGTGTCTATTTAATTACAGTATTACAATATCCATGCCACGGGCTAGCACGATGAGCATTTACCTCCTTTTTTGCCGCCGGCCTTGCCTCCTTTTTTAGCAAAAATAATGTCTTTCAGTTCCGTCATATAATTATAGATTAAGTTAAATTAAATTGAATCAAGGGCAAACATAAATACTCCGAATAGGCTCTTTGCAGGAGAAGCAGCAATCATCACAAATGTTTATCGACTTAGCTACTTTTGTTAAGCCCTGCTGGTATCTCTGTTCATAAATTTCATACTGAACCATCATCGGGTCTTTCTTTTCAGTGGCCGTGGTGGTGTATTTATTGATTCTATCAGTGCCCATTGAATAGAGAATGTATTCGACTGCCAGGGCATTTATAAGAAGGCTGCGTAATTTACCGGCACTCTTACATATCAATTGATTAAGGGAACACTCCACAAACCCAACCACTTGAATACCTCCCGTAAATTCGTTACCACTATTCAGGGTGTCGCTGCAACAATTACACCCGCAATCATGACACACATTGTCGCACTTCCTATTATTCACAACAAACATTTCCGCGTCTTGATTATACCCGACAAATATTTGCCGAAGCCTACGGTCGCCCGGGATTGTCAATTCTATCGGTATAATATTCTCTCCAAAGTTCAATGTGTGGAGTTGCGTGTAAATTGGAATGCCGTCTATTTCGACGAATAGTGTAACGTCCTGACCGTCAATAGCACTGTACATTACAACCTCCGTGATTACCATCTGAATGTACGTAGAAGGCTTCAGCTCGAGATTTACACCGTTCCTTCCGGTATACAGATCTATTTCTGTTAATCCCGAAATTTGCCCGACGCACAACTCACTCCCCTCCTTAACACGTATCACTCCCATTGCTGCCAACATGTCTGACTCGAGCCGTGCGGAAGCATTATTGGTTATTGCTGCCAACACATTCTTCCAGTTGTCAACTTCCTGCGGAGCAAGGTGGTCTAAATTTTTAACGTTAAAAAAGGGAATATCCCGAATACGGATTAAGGAAGTTTCAGTACCGCACAAAGACAAATCTACTAATGTGCTTAAACAATTCATGGCTTAAATTAAAAAGCCCCTTTCGGGGCCGTGAAAATTAAAATGTATTTATAAACTACACTTGTACTCCTTCATAAAGGAAGACGCCATTGACGCCGTGTAGACGGTCGGTTGGGTTGTATGAAAAGACGGGGGTCATCACAACGTCATATCGCGATTCGACGTGAACGTTCCACGACGGCTTTGAATTACCATCCTCGTCGCAAGGCGTGTACTCAATACGCAAGTCGTAAGTAAGGCCAGGCACCATGGGGTCTGTAACCGTGGAGTAAGTCGTGTTGCCATTCGTTACCATCGGGTTATCATTTAAGATCTCCTGATTCGTGTAAACAAATTGCGTCTCCGCAGGGGATAGGACGATAAACAAGTCTTCAAGGCCCGTAACCGCCCCAATACTATCATCACGATAAAATTTATAAGGTGAATCTGCACGCATGGCATCCCAATCTAACCCATTCAAGTTACAGCACCCGTACTGAAACGAAGTGTTGAACCGTGAGAACAGCCCACTGCCGACGATCAGAGGCATACCATTTACAGAGTTGCGGGCCCAGTGCTCAAAGATGGTCTGCAAGGCCTCTTCCCGCTTGCTAAAGTCGGTAGTAGATAACAAGCCAATTGTCGTAGGTGATGCGCTGCCAGTGGCCGCGTTAATGCCGGCATTGGTAGTTACCTTTGACAGGATGTTTTCATTGATCTTTGTCCGGAGGGCGTTGATACCCGAAACAAGCAATTGAAAGGTGTAATTAAAGTGTCGTAATTGAGTACCACTTAAGGCACCCGTTCCCGTTTGTTCAAGTACTGCCGGAACGCTTGAACCTGCTGCTGTAACGATAGCACTAAAGGACTCACAATAATCCTGTAATTGGGCATGGTCGATCTTAAAGCTATACCCGGAACTCATGAAATTTCGAGGATCTACTTCTTGCTCAGTCTGATTAACGGTATCTCCGGTATTACAAACGTAACCATCACCAACATCGTCGGGGGTTGCCCTCGGAATACGCGGGATAATTAGACTTTGCAAGGATCGGCCCCGAAAATTAGGTTGGTAAAGGTTGGGCTGATTACTATCATCGAATAACGCCTGCAAAAGCCCCGTCTTATCGTGCCGCAAAAACGACTGATTATTCGCCCCGCCTGCGGCTGCAATGCCCAGACGCAACGCTTCACACAACCCACTGCCGGCACTGGACTCGGTAAAATAACTCATATAATATAAAAAAGGTTAGTTAGTTATTATTACTGTTTGATGTATTTTAAGTAGGCACTGGATGCCCTGTTAATTTTTTTGTTTGGTTCCGGCTTCATTGGAGGCGGTGCCCCTGTGCCGCGATTTTCAACCTTGGCCTTTAATAATTGCTGTTCGGTCAACGCCTTTTGCGCAATTTTAATCAAGTCCATCTGAACATTACCCTCCCAGAGCGACTCTCCTTTTGGGCTACGGGCAACTAATTTACCATCTACCACACACAACTCCCCCCCGTACTCACGAACCTTTTGCCGAATTAAGTCTGCTGCAATGGCAACACGTGTTTGATTGGTAAATACCTCCGTATTCAGAGGCAAGGACGCGACAAACGTATTTAAGGAGTGATTAACTTGTTCCTTCTCAATCTCGCGTTCATGCGTTCGCAATCGGGCATCAAATTCCAATTTATCCTTTTCGCGGGCCTCTTCAACGGCCTTATACCGTGCCTCCAGCTCTTTCTCTCGCTCCGATTGTGTAACGCTGTATTTTTGCTTATGCCTATTCTCAAGCATATCGCGATAAGCAAGGGTACGTTCCGTTGGTTCCAGCTTAGCCAGATCTTCAATTTCGGATTCTGAAAGCCCCGCCTCCTTAAAATTATGGATTTGCGCCTTATTAAACTCACCAATCACGGTGGTGCGCACTCGTTCTGCAATTACCGGATTTTCGTGGGCAACCCGCGAGTCGATCAACTTACCAACCGCATCGTAGAGTGGTGAAAATTGATCACCTAAATCAATATCCGGCACATCTGCAATCCGTGCCGTCAAGGCATCTTTATCATCGATAGCCGCTGTTTCTATTAATTTAGCAATAGTATCTCGTAACTTCATATTAATTTGTTAATTTATTACTGCAACACTTGTCTTTTTTACTTTTGATTCGTCGGACAAAGCAACAAAGATGTCGCTACCTACGGGGCCCGAACGAACATACACTTTATCATCAATACGTGATACCGTGTAATCAATCATAATCTTTTTATATTTGGTTTGCAAACCTCGCGTCAATCCCTCCAGCCGCTCATAAGCTTGAACCGGGACATACTTTGTTATATTATTGTTATCTACGACCTTATAGTAGTTTTGATTAGGTTGTTTCATATTTGAGGATTAACTGAATTAAACATTTCTGTGGCAATTAACATAATAGCATCTTTGGTTTTGCTAAAATCTTTACGTTTTAACGCCCAACCGTCATCCCGAATATGCTGTTCGACAATGTCGGGTAATCGGACGCTCAAAAAAACGTCAAATGCGGACACCAGTCCCTTTTCTTTTAGAAGCAATTTTTGTGCCAAATCCATTCCCTTTAGCGGGTCCAGGTACAATATTAACTTTTGTTTTTTGGCTTCGTTGCCGCTGAACAATTTGTCAATATTTTGTTCATCCTGACCATACCGAATAGCCTGATTATTGCTTTCAGCCTTGCCACTAACATCTTCATTAGTGGTGGGCAAAAAAGACACCAACTGGTTTGGTATGTGGACGTGGTACTGATTAGCCTCGTATAAATTGGGGTAATTAAAGTCTAGTAGCCGGAGGTAGTATAACTCCATAAAATGCACACTCTGCCCTACATTCTTAATTAGATTGGCAATATGACTTAATACCGACTTAAGATAAATGGTAAGCTCCGCGCGGTCTACTAATTTAGCCGCACCGCTTTGTTGCTCCGGAACTTCAGATAGAAACTCCATACTTAGTGCCGATAAGCCATCCCTAATAAAGTCCTTGTACTTTTTATCAACGAACTCGATAGTCTCAATATCTTTTTTAACGTACCCAATTGGTGGTGTGGGTATGGTCAATTTAGCCGTACCATCGATACCATTGTCGATTACAAGCTTGCTTACATCTATCTGAACTTCACTAAAAACCCCAGTTGCCGGCTTCCCCGTGCCTTTACATGCCCTGCATAACATAGTATGCACCTTACCCTCTTGCGTTTCCACAGAGTACGTCCCCGTGCTATCACACGCACGACAGCCCTCTGTAATATATCGGTACTTTTCGGGGTAGGCATGTTGTTTCATGTTGCACGTTAGATCAGAGTAGGTTATCAGCGCATTCGTCCAACTTCCAATTGCACCTCCAATTATACTAGTATAGTAGGTTTGATCCACATCTGCCGGGGGCCCCCCAATATAAAAACTATCTTCTGGCAAGAAGGTAACTTCATAATTAGCTATCTGTTCCCAGTTTCCATTATTCTTGACATAATAGATTATGCTGCCGTAACTAAGTAAAGCAAAGACCTCTTTGCCGTCGGACGTGGGGGCATCTCTGAACACGACCATCCCCATGCCTTTGTAAACAAGATCCTTTGAACGTATCACCCGAAGTCTTTTATTTACATTGATTACCAGCGCATTAGGGTCTACAAATAATAGAATTAATAGTTTATCGAACACATAATCCACTATATTATATATACCATAATAATCCGATAATATATTATCTATTTCACCGTTTGAAAGCACTTCAAATTCGGGCTCGTTTCGGAGATTGTAAATGATAGAATAGACCTTATCAAAATATGCTTTGGTTATAAAGTAGATATTACTAAGCCTGTATTCTCTTAGTAATGCGGGCTCCGATGGGTATGTGTTTCCTAGAACACGTCTTGCCAGATCTACATCTTGTTCATAATGCAATCGTATACTTTCTGACAACTGAACCTCCTTTCTACTTGCGGGGTCAAAATTATCGAGCAACCACTCTAACCATTCATTCATGCCTTTAACCTTGGTTTAAGATGTAATTTATTTTTGTCTTTGTAGGGTACATAAGGTACTTTATTTTCCTTACATAGGTACTTACATCTATTTTCGTACCAGCATTTCGGCTTAAAGCTAAGATCGAAGTTGCCTGTCGAAAAGGTTATAACTTTGGTGTCAAGCTCCTTAATGTTATCAATATGCTTATTATGACTGCACACTTTTAGATACCCTTTATCCCCTACGTTCGGCATTTCAAAATTATGATAAGCGATTGCGTAGCACAACTCATCGGGTATGCTGCCGAACCACCTCCAATTCCGGCCCGACTCCCGCAACCGAATAGACTCGTGCGCCTCTATCGCCTTTTCATGAAATTCGACACATGCGCCTTTCGTGAAGTACATCATCGCTGACGATAATGCCATCGGGAGCCTGTGGCTACCTCTAAGGCTTTCTGGTAATTCCATGTTATTGGGCATCCATTGCGGGCCCCAATCAAACTCACCCCAGCTGCCTGGATAGTAGCTTGCGGTGAATGGCACACCCTTAAACGATTCTAGCATTTCAGACTGATTCACAAATAACCCAACAATGGAGTCGGCATCTATAAATAGGGCATCGTCATAAGGTAAATACTTATACATATTTAGCTTTGCCAATCCCCAGAAGGGCTTACCATCAATTACATATTCCTTTTTAGGCATGATAACTATTTTATCAAAGAACTTTACCCGATCCTGGATTGACGATAACATTTCATCATCTGTGATTAATCCACATTTACCGCCTTTCTCTATTACTGACATTGCTAAGTGCGATGCCATTATTCCATATTGTTTGTGCCCTAATGCCAATGTAAATATCATACTTAATTTATATTGTGTCTAAATTAAATTGGATATTCCCCAGGCCTAAACTACCTTTACCAACTTTTACATTCTCAACGTATCTATTAGCAATAAATTCGTCAAAAGCCAGGGTTACCTCTACGAGCACTCCATAATCATGCCCTCCAATTACACCTCCGTATTTCAAGCTCTGCCTTGCCGCTTCCAGGTCTTTCTTCACACCTTCATATGTATGATCGGCGTCTATCCATATAAAGTCTGCCGGTATCTTTACAACTTCCTCGTAAGTATTACCCTTAATTATAGTTAGGTTAGGATATTCAGATAGGTTCTTTTCTACCGCCCTTTTACTATAATTCTTAAGTACTTTTTTAGGTTTGCCACGATACAGCAAACTTTCATTATTCCGAACTAACATTTCTTCCGTTACAATATCACTAAAGTAATCTATTCCGACTAACTTTACATGAGTCTTTCCAAGTTCTATAAGCTTGTTAGCTAAATATCCAAGCGATCTACCACAAAATACACCTAATTCTATAATGGTTACATCCCCGTACTCTGGACACCGCCCTGCCCATTCATCGTAAATATCTTCATAATCAAACCAGCCCGCTAATTTTTGGTATTCTATCATTTTAATTAATTGTTAAAGTTAAATAAAAGCAAGGGAGCCCGATCAGAGGCCCCCTGCCGTAAGGGATGAGGAAAAAGGAATACTAACAAAGATCGACTACGACCTGATTACAAGTTAAACAATTTTCAAGTGCCGCATAAGCGTCGCAACCGTCGAATATATCTGCCGGACGATCATAACAAACAGGACTGCCCTCCTGCTGCGACCATGTAATTTCTGCCACCGTCTCAACTAAAGAATTTACATCTTCCGAGATCGGGCTCATGATGTTGAACGCCACCCGATTGCCTGCACGATAGATCTTAGTTGCTCCAACGTACCAGACTTCATATTGGTTGGGCCTAAAATTAAGTTGATTAAAGAACTCCGCATTATCGCACTGGTACTGCAAGTTAATTGACAGTGTATAGTTATAGCTAATGGTTTGCGTTGGGGTTCGACCGTAACCTGGTACCGTTACCGCTTCAACCTCTAAAGAACCACGCGTCTTTTGAATGGGAACTGCAAGGCCACTACATATGGCATCGAACCACGTCTGTTTATCAGTGGGGTCTGGAAGTGGGGTGCCCGGTGTTACGATTACGACGGCATCGATCCCGCCCGCCTCACTACGCACGCAAGGGCGGCACGAAAAGGTGCCTAATAAATCACAATAAATACTCATTTTAGCTAGCTTTTGTAAAAGTTTATGACAAATTTTTGGGTATTTATTGGCAAAGACTCGTTATAAATTAAAGTAACCTGCTTCACAAACAAAGGAGAGTCGTCTTTAATCCAGCCCGAATCCGTTAGGGAGTCGAGCAAGTATTTTATTGAGGGAATTGTGTTGTCGCAATCACGCCGTCTGAAGTGATAGTGATATTCTACCTTGATAAAATCAAAATTGAAATTTACAACAAAATTCGCCAGATGCTTTTTAATGTCATCCTTGCCAAGCTTAGTGTCTTTCGACCGCTTGCCCCACTTCCCCGCGGAATACCATTCGTTCAGGGAGGGAAATTTGTATTTAGTTGTAAATTCTATTACATTTACCAATTTCACCGTATTTTGTATTTTCTTTTAATCGCCTCAAGCTCCATCATCGGCGTTCTACCATCACTCATAACCCATTGGGTTGAAGATACTTTCTTCGTATGGTACATGACGCAATCCTGAACCAACCAATTATCATAAAACTTTCCCCAGATATAATCTATACCCCAACCACTCTCACTTTCAGATAAATAGCCTTTATCATACATCTCTAATAACACATCTACTCTTATTAAAGGTGCCATCACTTCACAAAATTTCACCCGTATTAGCCCTTTACGTCCTCTATATAACAGATGGGGGTGCGTGCCGTTCATTCTTGCTAGTGCCATCTGTACAATCTGCACCTTTTTAGGCGTAACCTCTTTTATAAAATAATCTAAGTCCGAGCGTGCGAATTTAACATCATTATCTATTAAATATACATATTCATATTTTTCAATAATGTGTCTATACAGGCTTATAATATCTATTATAGTTGGCCATTTATGCTTGTTTATAGTAGAGTAATATTTACTACTACCGATTCCATTCTTTACGGTCTCTGGTTTTCCGTTATAATAATTATACCACGTGTCGTAACCACTGTAATCATTAATAACTATATTATCGACCGGTACAAATATTAATACTTTATCCATTGTGCCTTATCCTTGCTAACTCTGCAACTAACTCTATTTCCCGTTCTTTTATTTTTTTGCCACCGGTCGACAGCGTGTAGGGCTGAATCTTATTGTTTTTATTAGGAAATAAATTAAAAGTATGATCAACTCCATACCCCATATCATTTAACATGTATTTGTAAATCGCCAACTGCAATGCGTAATCATGAGATTGCCGGGGGGTTTTTGAGAACTTGAAGTCTAGTAAAGATCTGCCATATTTATGTAAATTAACGACACAATCTATCCTGCCCGCCAGCCCCAACTTATCGCTATAAACCGCCTCTTCGATAGCAATTACTTCTGACACATTTTCGTAAAGGAAAGCTTCGATCACCCGAAGTGCCCACGCAGCATCGTATGGGATATTATAAATGCCGGCATTCCAGACAAGGTCGTTTATTTCCTCGTCTGAAATCACAAAGGGCACCCCCGACTGAAGCCCCCGTAACAACTTCTCTGAAAGAGTGTGCATCAGAGTACCAAACAACTTTGCCTGCTCCTGAAGTACCTTATAGTTGGTATTTCGGGCTGCCCAATTCATCAGAGCCTCCGTTTTATCAGAGCCGCCGCATGCCGCAATCGCTGTCGTTACACTGACGTAATCTTTACCACAGTCGCTTCGATAAATTCGATAAGAGCCCTTTGTGATTTGTTCTAAATTTTTTGTCATATCGCCAAAGGGAATTTAATTTTGTCGTGATAATTATAATTTATTAATTCTATATCGTCAATTACGTAATCTTCTAATTTTTCCCGTAGCGTGTTTATCCTTAATGTTGGTAGTTCTAGACTCTTACGTTTTGTCATTTCCCACGCTCCGTCTACATGGTTACTATAAATATGCACATCTCCAAGCGTCAATGTTAATTCACCTAAGGCATACCCCAATGTGTTACACATCAAATGCAATAGTAGTGAGTACTCTGCTATGTTATGTGGTAATCCAATTACAACATCACTTGATCTCATGTGTACTACCATATTCAAAGAATAATCTTCATTACTATTCAGGTAATTATACCCCTTATAGTTATTTCGTTTTACATAACATTGAAAGGTATAATGACACGGTGGCAATGCCATCTCTGATAGGTCTGACACATTCCAAGCACTTATTACATGCCGTCTACTAAATGGGTCTTCTTTCAGATTTATTAAAAGGGCGTTAAGCTGATCATGCCCGTTCCAATCTCGCCATTGTTTTCCATAAACCGGCCCCAAGTTGCCAGAAAGATCAGCCCAACTATCCCATATAGTTACTTTATTGTCTTTTAGATATTTAGTGTTGGTTTCGCCTTTTATAAAGAACATCAATTCATGAAACACGGTATTCAGAGATATATACCTTAAAGGTAACATTGGGAATCCATTTGTTGGCTGGAAATGCAAAGTTTCAAACCAAACACCAAAGGTACCCGTCCCAGTTCTATCTATTCTACTTTCACCGAACGTTAATATATATTTGAGAAGTTCTTTATAATTTTCCATCTATCTATATTTTGAAATTCCGTCCGAACGACGGGGCTCGAACCCGCAACCCGACGATTAACAGTCAAATGCTCTGCCTATTGAGCTACAAGATCTTAAGTTAATATGTTTGGACTTGTACCTTTATTAACCATAGATACGATCCCGCATACACATAAATGCCTACAAAAGTTATGCCATAAGTCAAACATTTTAATCTATAAACGAAGCTTTCTATTCCTAACTCTTGTTTTAGTGTGAGAATTTTGGATATATACTTGCAACCCATCTTCATCTATATTAATAGACGTAGTAGGCTTGCTTAAAATAGCTGCAACCACATCACTATTATCGACCGTGCCGTTTATGTAATTATTCAATTGTTTAGGACTTATTTCATGATTGTAGATTGCTTTCAGTGCCGTTCCATATAGCTTGTTTGTTTCATATGGAATTACAGCCTCTCCACCTGCCAACATCGCTGGTACGGTATCTTTACCTAACTGACCGCCCTCTACCCATAATGTACCTTTCTCAAATCCTTGATAAGGGTTCTTTTGTGATGCTATCATCGCCACCTGTGCTACTCCAATCGCACCGACCGCCGCCGCCGGAATTATACCAAATGGAAATCCGAACTGTCCATATGTGGTCATGACTGCCATCGCTGTTTTCATAATGGTACTCATAATATCTGCCGCCTTTTGCATCTCAAACGCCCGCCGCTGCAATGCTAACTTTCGTTTCTCTAATTGTTCCAATCTACGCTGCTCTGCCCTGACTCTATTTTCAGCCGCACGTTCTTGCGATTGCTTCATCGCTTCCACATCTCTAATCCTACGACGTTCTATTTCAATATGATCATCTGCCCTCTGCTGTTCGGCTGCCGGTATTGTAGTCTTAAGTGTTTCGAGCTCTTTTATTCTTTGCTCCGCTAATTGGTTTTCTACGGCCTGCCTTTGTAGAATTATATTATTACGCTCGGCCTCTAACTTATTCTGTTCTTTCAGGGCATCTATTTTCCGCTTCTGAATTGTTATCTCTGCTTCTATATTTGCGATTGCTGCATCGTTTATCCCTTTCATTACAGAAAAGACTGCAACTGCAACTGCTTCAAATCTCTTTAAGGCGTTACCAATCTTTCCAATTTCGATTATAATTTCGTCGGCTTTTATGCCTTTCATTATTTCATCGAACTGTTCCTGTGTTATCTGCCCCAACTCTAACATTTCTGCCGCTGCCTTTTTAGCTTCCTCTCCAAGTTTCTTAAGTTTATCTAGTTCCTTGTCTGATTTATCTAAATTAAGCATATCCCCTACAAGTTTACCCAAAGGCTGTAATAAAGGGCCCTGCATATTAGTTATTTCAGATAATTGATCGTTCATAACTTTACGTCGCAAGTCCATATGTTTCACCAGTATCTGGTACCTCGTTTCCTCGCCTTTTCTAGTTATGCCTGTCAACTTATCTTCGTACTCGTTATGTAATCTAGTTAATGTATCTAAGTAAGCTTTTTCAGATAATTCACCTTTAGATACACGTTCTTTAATTGCTGCCAGTTGCTCTTGGTAAGCTTTCTTTACCGCTGCCGCCTGTTGTTCTAACCCATCTATAACTTGTTTTTCACCTTCCACTCCAGACAATGGCTTCCCTTTTAGTTCGTCCATCTGGTTATTTAATGACTTTATATTATTGATGTGATTAATAGTACTCTCTGCCCGTTCTAATGCTAGCTTTGATTCTGCAATCTTCAGATCCATTATCAACTCTAGTTCTTTTTGTCGAAGTTCGTACACTTCAGAAAAGTACCCAATTTCTTTAGTAGTACTATCTTTTGTAAGCTGTGTTTTATCATTTACAGCCTCGCTAAATACTGCTAAATGCTCCTTTAATTCCGTATTGCGTTTCTTGATTGCCTCTTGAGCATCTTTATCGGTCGTAGAATCTAGTTCCTTTTGCAAGGCCTTCTGTTTATCAAGTAAGCTACGTTCGTAAGCATATGCTTTATCTTTATCAGATATTAATTCAAGCAATCGATCTTTGTCCATTTTCAAAACCTTAGCATCGTACGCTAGTTTTTCTGAAAAGACCTTATTTAATGCCTCTAATTCTAGATTGTATCTTGCCTTGCTATTCTGCTTAGCAATTGCTATTTCTTCGAGGGCGTTTTCAGATACTAATCTTAATCTATATTTAGATTGACTATCTAATCCGGCACGCTCTATTTCTATTTGTGCGTGTAACGCTGCTAACCTTTGTTTCTGGATAGCCTCCTCTACTTTTAATAACTCTAACAACTCTTTTTTAGCCTCTTTTGCACTTTCACCGACCTCATCTATCTTTCCACCCAATCCCTTTACCTTTTTAGATGCTAATTCTATATCACCTACATTAAAGTTTAGATCGAATTTCTTGTTTACAACCTGCTTTGTTAGATCTAATACCCCAAACATAGCTTTGGCAATAGTCTTCATAGATTTAACCGTGTGCTCTGCCAATGCCGTAAACTGTAAAGTAGTGAGTAGATATAACGCCTCCCCTAAATTCCAGGCAAGTCTTGTTAAGTCTATAAAGAATGCTGCAATTAATCCTAATACAACCCCTAACGTAAGTAGCACTTTAGCGAATACCGATGCTGAATTACTACTTTTATCGACGCCTGCGGCCCAATTTGCAAAACCAATCGTCAATTCCGTAAGCCATAAAGCAAGTTTACTAAGTGCCGTTACAAGAAAGGCAATCAAAGTGCTCCAACCTTGAACTGCCTCGCCATTAGCCTTAATACCTTTACGAAACTCTGAAAACGAGTCCCTAATACGATCAATTGTAGGTAAGAGTAAGTCCGAGATTGCACTAACGATCTGCAAGAATGCTGCCTTAAGAGTTGCCCACGTCCCTGCTGTTTCCATCGTCGCACCTTTGAGAGATGGAAGATACTTAGTAGCCAGACTATTATACTCTTGATTAAGAATGGCATTCGCTTCGATGTTATCTGCGACGGCACTTTTCAAAGCTACAAACCGACTTTCAATTTCGGGGGCTAATACTAACATCTTATCTAGATTCATGATAAAATCCCCCATATCTTCACCGGTAGCAGCAAAGATAGCACTAACCACCGGTGTTATATCCTTCCCCTCTGCCTTTAATTCACGCAACCTTTCAGAGATTTTACCCAATCCCTCTGCTGCTGTGATCGAACCCTTGTTTATTTGAGCGACGACGTCTGATAATCCTGCCCCTGCGACCTGTTTTTTGGCATCGGCTGAAAGGGCATTAATCTTAACACCAAACTCTTTTAGGGCATCAAACGCCTTATCATTAAACACGCCCTGCCCGATACTGTTGATCATGACGTTACGCATCTGTTCGGCACTCAATCCAACCTTTTTGATTTGTTCGTCGTATTCGCTAAACCAATCGATTGCATCGCCAAACTCTTTAGCACTCATAATCTGGGATAACGCACCTAACTCTGCCGCTGCATCTTTAGCACTGCCCCCGAACGTCCCTAAGATCGATGACATCCCTTTTAGGGCCTCGTCAAATTCCACGCCTGCGACGTCTGCCATTGCTTTTGTAAGTGCCGTTACAGTTTCAACCGCTTCAGTACCTTGTTTAGCCACGTCTGGTAAGGCCGTACTAACTTGATTCATCTGCTTTTGAAATTCACCTAATTGAGATGCAAGGGCACTGATAGCTGAAAGTGTAAGTTGCGTAACTTTAGCCATAGCTGCCATACCTACCGTAACGGAACCTATCGCAATTCCCAGAGGCCCCAATCTACCAACCACACCAAAGGCTTTAGTGGCGAAACCCGACAACATACTTATTGCCTCTCCGGAGGGCTTATTAAAGTTGCTTATGGTATTACCTATTTCACCTAACTTATTGCCTAATCCAGTAAAGCTTTGGGTTGCATCTTTAGCTGATTTACCTGCCTTGTCAACAACAGAAGATAAATTCTTGATATTGCCTGTGTCTACATTTTTTGCCGACGCATTCAACTTATCAAAGGCACTTTCAGCACCCTTTATACTATTCTCTAAGGACTCTAATGCTCTCGTAGCGTCTTTTATTTGATCACTATCGACTACAAAGTCCAACCTAATTTCACGTGCCATGTTTACCTGACTTTAGTTTTGATTTCTTTTCATGTTTCTTAATTTCTTCGGCCTCTTCATGTAATCTATACAATAGCTCGAAGTACTCTATTATTGTCCAATGCTTATTAATAAAGATTCCACTTTTGCTAATTGCAATTCCAATTCGCGTTTCGATTCCTGCGAAGAAGTTTCGTGAGTAAATGGCTTTTGGGCTAATAAGAGCATCTTTCTTACTTTTGACAGGCTGGCCACTAAACAAGTCTTTATATCTTCCGGAGATGAGATTTGTAAGGGTATGTAACTGCGAAGAGGCGTTGACAAAAAAAAAGAATAATTCTTGCCTTTTATCCAACTTTTAATCTTTTCTTTATTATACTTCACATCATACCGATAAGGATCTTCGTATTTTGTGAATAATAACACACTTGCTAGTTTATACAACGTCTCTGCTTCAAGTACCCAACTTGCACGTTCCTTTAAGTTATTAATTAAGTTATGTGCATCTATTAACTTGTTACTATTTAACATCTCTGACACCGAATCCAGAGTAACTATTAATTGCTCGCGTGTAATTCTACTATTAAACTCCTCGTATATTTGTAAAGCTGCCAATCCACGTTCATGTGGTAACTCAAATATATTATCGAATGTATAATATTGTACGCCTGCAATCCTACAAGCTGGAATTATGTTTTTATCCTCTGGAATGTAACCAAAGGCACGCTTAAATTGATACTGAAACTCTTTATAGATGTATTTTAATGTATTTATCATAATATAAAGTTATTAAAGTTAAATAAAAGGGGATTTTACTCCCCTATTAAATATAAAGCTAAGTTATAATTAAGGCATTTGAACTGAAAATGGTAAAGCAATAGAAGCTAAACAAAAGCTCTCGTACCTTAATGGAATTACAGTACCGGAAGCTGGAATTGGGCCTGGAAATTGCATGTAAACAGTAGTAGGTGTGTTAATATCAACATTTCCGATTGTAAATTTAGTACATACTGCACAGTGCCCTGTAGTTACCTGTGTAAAGTTGTAATTCAGTGCAGGGGCATAGAATCGAACTGGGGATTGTAAGCAAGGCCCCCCTGAATTTGTAAATTCAATATCGAACTTGTAAATGTTACCCGCATGCAATGTTAATGGAATTGGAGTACCCACCGGAACCCCTACAATAGTAATAGGACAACAATTTGTAAGAGATGAAATAACCGGCGGTACATAAACTAAAGTATCAAATTCCGTGCACCCACAACAAGAATTAACTCGTAAATTCCAATTGAATGTAGTTGCCTTGACAAACACATTAAAGGTATTTAATCCCGCTGTAATTGGAACCCCTGCCGGTGGTATAGACGAATCGTTTACATTAGATTCATGAAGTAATGTGTAATTAGGTGTAAAAGAACATCCCGATGGTAAAGTACTATCAAGATCTAAAGTTAATGTATATTCTAACCTGCCTAATGGAGTAGCTTCAATCCGTCCGGTTGGTAGTAAACTTACCACTGAAAGGTCTAAAGGACAACACGGTGGGGTTGGTATTGGTAATGTTAATGTTCTAACTTCACCGGAACATGATGATGTTAGGGTAAATGTAATATCGGTAGCACCGACTGGGTGTGTAACCAAAATAGGTTGACTGTAAATAGCATGTATAAATGGATAAAACAACCCGTGTGGTGTCGTTAGCACAAACTGCTCTTGAACACAAGTATTAGGGTCTGCTGCAATGGTAAAACCGGCACTTACTGTGAAGTTAACTGCGTCTGGTAAAACATATTGAAGCGTCCCTAGCAGTTGTGTGTTGGAAGGTGTTACGCTACAACAATCCGGTAAATCCCTTGAATAAGTCCCTAAGGTTCCACCACATATATTACTAACTTCAATCTCGATCGATGCCGGAGGATCCATAGGATTAACCGTAAAAGTAAAACTAGAGTTTGTCCACGGCGTTGGAATTGGGGCTGGAATAATCTGCCGCGTGCTGAACATATTCGAGCTTAAATAGAAGTCCGATTCATCGCACCCGACGGTCTGTGCCGCACCTGTAACCCTAACCTGATAGGTAGGCCAGTTTAGTCCACTGATCGGAGTATCTGCAATCCTTGTAGTAGTAATCGTAAGGCCACCAACCGTACAACAAGGCGGTTCTTGCCATGCTGCTATAAACCCGTAACTTGCCCCGTCGCAATCACTCACGAAAGAAATAGTACGACTGCCTGATGTATTTTCTGGTAGATCGAATTGTACCGTATAAGCTCCCGAACCAACCCCTGTTGCGTACGAAACCCCATCAATAAACACTTCATAAGTTTGCACACACGAATCTACTAAATCCATATCTACTTGATAATTTGTAAAGCCAGGTGCGGTTGGTAGTCCACTCGGAAACACGTCTGTTACGTTGTCGATGCTCAAAGTGCAACACAAAGTCCCAAAAGGCCAGTCTAAATCATCTTCAGTGCCACATGCCGAAATACCATAATAATTGATCGTTCCAGACGCTGCCCCAAGATCACTGGTAAATGTATACGTCTCGAAAGCCTCTAATGTAATAGTCTGTCCGGTATTAAGAACCTCTACTTCATAACTATTACTGTCGTAACATGTTCCCCCGATGGGCACCACTGTAATCGTATGCTCAAAAGTTGTACCACCTACATTTACTGGGCCGGCATCATCTGCCACGATCAAAAATGGGCAACACTCTTGCTCTGTTGTAGGAATTACCAGTCGTGAAAAGGGCTGTCCACTACAATCTTGAACAATAGTAACTGCAATGCTCTGATCGATATTATCCGCACTAAATGAAACTACATTAGTACCTGCTGCCAATGCCTGTGTGTGATATATAGATTGAAACTCGTAAGGGCCCGTTACACATCCCGTCCCACTTTCCGTAATTTCGATCGTAACTACAAGATCTAATTCGTCGTCGATGGGGTCGTAAGTTTGTTGAATGTCCGTAACCTGTACCGCGAAAGGGCAACACGATACGGCTGGAATAGTATAAGTGAAGGTGTTGTTAATATCCGCACATTGATCACTGATCACTTCTAACATATAACTACCCCCCTCAACGGGTAATAGAAAGTCAAAGGTATTAGCCCCGACTGTCAAAAGTTGATTAAGGCCGGTACCTCTAACATAATAGTTAGATCGAACACACCCCGCCGTTCCTGTGTAAGCAAATTGCAAGGTACCTCTAATTCTTTGATTTGTGCCGTCCTGACTTACGAATGTGAATAAGGGGTCTATTACTGACGTTACTGGACAGCATGGAATACCAGGTAAGTTAGCCCCCGCTGAATATTGCGCACCGCTGCATATATTGACAAAATCTAACCCTATACTACCTCCCTCGATTGGGGCTTGAATAAGTACGGAATTTACACCGACCGCTAAGTTTACGGAGGGGCCGTTTGAGGGTGTGAAGCGAACAACCCGATCAGTACAAACCCCAACGGTCGTATTCGTGATTGTAACTTCTATTCGGTAGGTACCTGTCGTCGCATTAAAACTCACAATTTCGGGATTTCCCAACGTTACTGAAAGATCACAACAAATTTGAGTGCCTCCAAGCCCCCCTGTATTTAAGGGCCCCTCTGCGCAAAGGCAAAAGGTAAATGGTTCTGGGACGTCATCGGTTCCGGACGTAAACCCATACGTTAAGATGCCATCATCGGCACTAATTAAGGTCATTGGGTCTGGGACGTTGACGCTGCCTCCTAAGAATTGAAATATCATAGCTATTTTAGGTTATTTATTAATTACAATTACATTTAGATGCCGGCTCGCAACATACATAAACAACGGACTGGTCGACATAATAGTTACCCCCCTGCTGTTCATTTGAGTTTTCCATTACCAGGCGTAACATCAAGTGAAGGCCTAGATTGCTTATTGAGTAGACGGGCTCATTTAAGTCATTTACTGCTGTTATAAAATATACCCCACTGACCGGGGTTATAAACTCTTCTTCGATCGGGATTTCTATAAGCCCCGCACTATCGCTAAGCGCATTGTAATATTTTACATTGTTGTTATATTTTGAAATTCTAACTTTTACCGGCTCCGATGACGCGGAAGTTTGAAGAATCAGAGTATCCACACACTTTGGCACGACTACTAATAAGGGGTCGCATAGTATTTGCCCGTAACTCATGTTAATTGTAATTAAGTGTTTTTGCCTCTATTAATGTTATCAATTTATCGAAGGCTATTTCAGCCATAAAGTAATAGCCGCCCCCATAACGAACAACGGGTAATCCATCAAAGCGATTGTAGATGAAGTCTGGAATGTCCGCCGTAAGAAAGGGAAACGTTTCGACCGCCTCTACTGTATACGCCGGAATCGCGACGCTGGAGCTTTGTTCTGAAGGGGTTAAATTGCCAATTTCATCAGGGTTCAAATGATACCCTTTTAATTTAATCAACATAAGTTTTTAGTTTATCGTGGAATAATCTATGTATTAAGTATCTGAAACAATCTAATAAGTGAGTTAAATCTTTATCACTTTTATCGATCGTACCATCATCAGTAGCCTTCACTTTCATTATATCTGCAATCAAATGCTTACACCCTGTGTCGATCGTTATGTTATAATTAGTTAATGCCATATTACAGATGTTTCTACTAAGTACGTGTCTAATATTAGCTTTAGGTACTTTAATGTTTTCAGAGGTTACATGCGAACCTCCCGCCTGAAGCCCTCCTACTAATACCTGGTACATCGTTCTATTATTTAGATGCAAGCTTCTGTTATTCCCTGAGGCGTCTCCTGTTATAAGTAGGTGTCTATTTCCTACATCTTTGGCTATCTTTATCCCCCATTTATGTACATCGGTGTTACTCTCGTAATATTCGTGGTACACGTGGAAGGCGTTTGTCCTTTCATTGTAGTAGGCAAGTATGCCACACAAAGGGTCAACATTAAAGTCGACCGATAAATACACCTTAGCCCTATTCACTATACTACCATGCCCATCTTCTTTAACATGCTTAATGCGGTCAAAAGAATATAGGAATGCTTTTGTGTTTGTCATCACGTCCCAATCCCCCTGTACATATTGTCGATACATCTCCGGAGTCATCGTCTTCCAATTATTACGCTGGTCTTCCGTTACAAAAGGGTTTTCGTCTGACGTAATCATCGAAATATAGGTATCCTCCGGAACCTCATTTCTGACAAATGGTGTATAAATCAAGTCTCGCACCCAATTTACGTGAGTCGGGTTCATGGTGGATAGTATCAGGGGCTTTGGTTCGCCTAATGGGGCGTTTGGCCGTACCCAACTACCAACCCTTTCTATACATTTATCATAAGTTAATTCATTTAACTCTTCTATTTGTTCCAAAAATATGATATTTGTTTCAAGTCCCTTAAATCTATTCAGATCTTTATCACTATCAAAGGACTCTGCCATTAGGTGGATAGCACTGCCGTTAGGGAACTGAAAGAATATATTGCCGGCACTTGCGTTAAACTTGTGTTCTACCCCTAATAACAACTTTTTTATTGACGGGACGATCGTGCGAGTTAGTGATGGAAGGGAGTCGCGAATAATGTGCGCTCTAAGATTAGGATAGGTTTTACAGGCGACGATCATCGTATATAAGCAAAGATAAGTTTTGCCCCCCCGAATACCCCCACCAAAGAACATCTTTCTGTGTGGAGATTCCCCCCGTAACGCCGCCATAGCCGTCTGAAAGAAGATTATGTGCTTGTTTAGGGGGGCCCCGTTCACTTCAAATTGGTACATTACATGATTAGCTTAATCGCGACCACGAACAACACAAACGCCACGACGCATCCAATGATCAGCCAAACTGAATACCATGACCATGGGGTTACGGGGCTCTGAGGTTTGTTTACGAATTTAATTACTTCGACCGGAACGGTCTTAACAACTTCTTTACATTCGCCCCTAATCCTTACATAATTGTTAATTGTATCCCGCATCACTACTACCCGCATTCTTTCGTTATCAATTGAGATCGTATCGTGATTGTACATCGTAAGGGTATCAAATTTATACGACGATATTACAACTGTATCTACTCTACTACTATATTCCGAGTCCGGGGATAATTTCAATACCCTGACTGCCGCCTTTTCGGTGGTACAACCCCAGACAAGCAACAGGGTTAATATTGTTATTAATAGGCTATTTTTCATTCTTTGTCAATGTTAAAAGTTGGTTTAAGCTTGCTAATATCGGGTCTTCATTGCCTCCCTCCGGAGAAGGTCTGACGTGTTTATAAACCTGTAAATCAAATACTGACTTGTTACCACACATTGCCGATTGCATTCTAAGTTTAGTGAATACTTCTATTGCCGGCATCGTAGCATCGAAAACTGCACCTAATTCTACATATCCGGACTCTTGGAACCACTTCCAAAAATCTAATAGTGCTTTACTTGCCCGTCTTACATTCACTTCATTTTGGTATGAATATTGCACATAATCCTCATCGATTGTATCCAGATTGTCGCAAAGATAGTGCAGTATAGCTGTGTGCAGGTCGAAAGAGTGTAACAATAAATAGTTAATTAACTCCTCGCTAGAATAACTCATGCTTGATGTGATTAAAGAATACAAATTAAAGGGCTATGCTTTTTTTGAGCAGCCCTATTCGATGAATATTTATGCTATTCGCAATAAAGTTCAGGCCCCTAATAAATTTAATGATATTTTAGGGGTTATCTATAATAACGGACTTACGCCTGTAAATGTTCAGATGCCCGCAACGGTTGATCCTGGTACCCATTGGCTACTCAATCCTATGGATCGCGGCGGTGCGGCTGCCATAATCCCAGGACAATATCGGGGACTGTGGAGGCTTAGTAAATTTAAAGGTACTGACGCGTTGCTTCAGATACGCCCTATTCGGGTTTATCGAGATAACAACAAAGATGCCCGCTTCGACTACCACATTTCAAGTGCAACTGAAGGCGATTATGGTATATTTCTACATCAGCACTTTCAGAAAGTGGACATCGCCACTGAAATTAATACCAGTTCGGCCGGATGTGTGGTTCCCCAACGAATTATCGACTGGGAATACTTCTTTGAAGTTATTAAATTACAGATAACCTACGGCCTTGGGGATACCTTCACCTTTACATTATTTGAAATATTTGAACAATAATCGTACCAAACAACACGAAATAAAAATAGGGGCTAATTTGCCCCTTTATTATTAAATATTTAATATAGATACTTGTATTATTGCCTGCTTATTACATATGATAGTCTGGGCTCTGCCACGCCGGTTCCACAAATCCACATACAATCAGGAAAATATAAGCTGTTCTTTAGTCTGTTTATAGCGTACGAACCTAATTCAATCCCAGTCTTCCTGTCGACTATATCATAACTCTTGATACTTGTGTCTGAATTAAATGCCAATTATTCCCCACGGCTTTTAACATATTCATAGTTTCTGATTAATCTTGTTAATCGTGCTTTAGCTTCACTTACATCGATAAATAACGCATCAATAACGTCGGCGTCGTTGTGTTGCAATTGGTTAATAAATTTAGAGATTAAATCTCCCTTGACCTCTGGCAAGGTATTCAGAGCCTCCAATCTTTCCAGATAAAACATTGCTTTTTGCAAGTCTACAAGGCCCTCTTTGTGCCGATGTCTGGCGACATACTTAATGATGTCTCCGATTAAATAAACTGCCGACGTGTCCCCAAACGCATCAGTCATAAAGTCTACCGGCTGGTAACCGTACCGCGTGTAATGTTTTGGATGTACTTTTAAATTGTTTTTCATTATTTGTTTTAATCGGGCCTTCCCGAAGTTATGTTCACACTTCTTTTAATCTTTAAAAACCCGTACCACAAGGTCATCAGCGCAAAGCCGGCATTCGAATAACTTTATTTTACTTCCGGAAATGGGTTCCTTATAGGTAACCGGTACTAGAAATAACGCTTTAATTATTTCCTCGGAGTAGCGATAGGGGAACATAAATGTTTTTCTTTCTTCCATACCTATTTATAGTTTTTAATGTATTTCCATATACGAATTTCATATTGATCGGAATCACTCTGCGGCTTTTCCATAATCAGCGATTCATTCCACATTGGGCGAATAATTCCAGATTCATCAATCACTTTAGATTTACGTAAGTTATCCGGTAATAAACACTCCGGTAGTAAGGTATCCCCATCGGTTGCTCCACATACCTGTGTGAGATAGATTGTATCTATATAATCTAATTCCATGTATGCTTTATAAGTATTAGCCCCTCCAATTACAACTGCACCGCGTTGGTAGAAAGGCCTCCGGTCTCTTCCTATTACAACAAATTCACGGTTTTTCAGAGTCTTTACGGAGGGGTAGGTATTATATCCTACATGACAAACTTTACCCAGGGTTACCGCCTTGAAGAAAGCCTGGTCTGATTTACAATTAAAGGGAATGCTGCCTTCTAAGCCAATCATTCCATTTCCGCTTGTGGCGACGATCAACTGCATTTTTGACTATTTTTTTATTATTCTTATCAATTATTATGGTTAGTATAGATTTACCATCTTCAAGAACTCTCACAACATCATTAAGCTCCCCTCCGCTATGAACCATCTCTTTTATAAATCGCCTAAGATCGGGCAACGAAGATAAATCGTATCGCTCGAATTTATTAATCGTATTAAATCTCCAGACTTCAAACATATTTTACCTATTTTGACCAACAATCACTAATTACACAATCCACTTCCATTGGTACCTTAACAAGTATTTCAGAGGCCGCTTTCAACATCAACTCTTTTACTTTATCGGCAAGGACTTTAGTTTCGTCTTCATCAAAGAAGGATTCTATTACAATTTCATCATGCACAACATTCACTATTCTACACTTCAGTAGATTGGGGTCTAAGCACAACAGGTAATCCTGTACATACACCATCGCTAACTTAGTCATGTCGGCATTTGTGCCTTGAATGCGATGATTAGTGCCCTCTCTATTTGCAATACCCTCATCTTCTTTATTACCCGCAAATACGGGGAAGTACCTTTTACGCGAATAAGGGGGAAGTGTCGTGCTGAATCTATTACGAATAACCTGATCACGCGACCATTCTTGATAAGCTTTAACTTTCTTGAAGGTGTCGTGAAATTTGGCCAACGCCGCCCGGGCCGCATCTTCATCGCCCCCAAAGTCGTCTTTCAATTTAACGGCACCGGCTCCATATAACACCCCGAAGTTTATAGCCTTTTGTTGATCTCTCAAATGTTTGTTAACCTTCTTAGAGATTTCACCTTTCTCAGGGAACATTAACATTGCCATATACGAGTGAATATCTTCACCTTTCTTAAATGCTTCAATCATTGCCGTTTCGTCTGCTGCTTCCGCCAGTATGCGCATTTCACAATTTGAATAATCTGCTGTAATTACGAAACCCTTTGACTTGAAAATGCTCCGAAATTTTTGGGGCACCTGCTGAAGATTGGGGTTGTTACAGCTTACGCGGCCGGTCTCTGTGCCGATCTGTCGAAAATTACAATGTACCCTGCCGCCTCTGGGAGTTAAACCTTCTTTATATCCATATAATTTGAAAGTTTCGCGGTAGTCAAGTATATCCCTTAATAATTGAACCACGTAAGGGGTTTTGGCCTCCGAAATAAGCTTTTCCAGAGCTGCATTATTTGTCGAAGGCTTTATTTCCCATTCCTTTGTATCTGCATTCTTTATTCGAGCTTCAGGGTAAATACCCTTATAATTTAACACTTCTAAAAGGTAGCGGGGGGCGTTCAATTGCGTAGGGGTACACTTCAGTTCGGAGGTTAGTGCATATCTTTGCATCTGAAGTTTGTCGTTCAAGGCTTCAAACAACTCCCGGTACTCCTGCTGATCGATCATAATACCCACGTATTCCATGGCTATAAATACCTTCAAAGCTTCACATTCTAATTCAAACACTTTCGATAGCTTGTGTGTATCCAGCATCACCGCTAACTCTTTATGCAATCTATCCAGAAATAGTGTGTCCTTTTTTGCGTAATTCAGCTGTTCAGAGGTTATATGGCCAGAATGCCCAATAAACTCATTACGAACAGTCTTATCTAGCTCTATCCCCAGAACCCGCGATAACGCTCCTTTCAGAGATCGGTCGGTGCCCAACGGATAGCCCGCTGTAAGGATTAAGTACGCTAGCAGCAGATCCACCAGATCGTTTGAGTGATGGATAATACAGCCCCGACACCGTAAAAATAACAAGTCAAATTTCAGATTGTAGCCTAAGATTGCACAATCTCTAACCCCCGCCAAAGCCCTGGACACTTCGGGACTCCACTCAACCGCGGCGGCCCGTTGCCCATCACTAACACTGACCAGTAATATACGTTCGGGCTCCCCAAACATGCCGGTGCCGACTAAAAAAGGATTAAGGCCGGTTGTTTCTATATCTAAAGCAAATCTTTTGCTTTTTATAATTTCGAGAAAAAGGTGATACTCCATAACTAACTTTGTTTTATTTTTTACGAGCAAAAAGGTAATTAATGACGCCCACAATCGTAAACAGCAGATTGATGTATAGCAATATACAACCCGCACCGAATAATAAGGCTACAAAGATAGTAGGTTTCATTAAAATAAATAGCAAAGGGAATGTAATTAGAACTAATTTTAAACAAATGCGCATATATTACCCAATTTGATTTATAAAGTTAGTAACTTTTTCTAGAAACACCCCTTCCGCATCCGGAAAATAAAACCAACCGGCATCGGTAGCAAACTCGCGAAACTCCCCAAAAACATACCGGTTTATAACGTTTGCTGAATACTGACTCTCATATTCCCATTTTTTTAATAATACCAACTGCCCCTGAAATTCAGTGCTTTCTAATGCGGCATCGACATCCGGCGAAACCCCTATATTATAATAAGCCCCATTTATGGATTTTAGTAAGTATAGGCAGTGTGGAATGTCCGCATCTTTAGCTGTATAGCGGGATAAAGCTCCCCAGTGCTCATAAGAACTGATAAGTGTAGCTAGTTCCGGAGTCATGAAAGAAGAAAGTACTAAAACAAGCCCGTTCTTTTTTATGAGGTATCCCTGCTTATACTCACGTGCGGCTGATTCAAATTCACACTTTATAAAATAGTTGGACGGAACAAGCCCCTCCGTTTCAGATACCCTTTCATAGTACCCTTTAATAACAGCACACACACGGGCATGGCCCCTTCCTAACTTCTGGGATAATGCTATGCTGGATATGACGTTACTCCCGTCTAACTCCGTTAATTCAAGATCGTATAAACTCATTACGTTAAATTAACCTCTTGTTGAGGTTGTGGTAAGGTTAAATTATACTTATCAATAAATCTATTTAATAGGGTAGCACTTATAGTATTTACCACAACTTGCTCCACGTCGGTGTGATTGTTTTTAGGCTTGTAGTGCATCTGTTCTTGTTTATATAAGGCATTGTTAAAGTAATACAACTTAATTCCAATGTTTTCCATTCTTACAAAATATACATCGCACTCTATATCTTCCTTTTTCTTACCACCACACCCACACGTCTTTGTTATCTCTTTTCCGATATATTGAAATTCCATTACCTTACCTTTTAAGTTCACATTTATCGCCACTACATGCTGAATCAAATTCATTACCTGTAAATACTTCAAAAACCATACCTAAATCTACATCTGGCAAAGTATCTTTTACCTGATCGTAGGTATTCTTATCGATTTGTTGAAAAGGTGCCTGTGGATATACAACGTCCGATGCCGGCAAATAAGCAACGGCTGTATAATTATCTACTACTTCTATTAATCTATCTGCAACTGCACATACTTCCTCTGGCCTTATACGCAAGGTTGTACTTACATTGTGCATATTAGCCCCCTGATTGTGTCCAATTTCAATCCAGTTCTCATTCAGGATTGCTATATCATCTATTAATTCAAACACGTCTTTATCCTCGTTGGTTTTTCCAATCGCTTGCATCGGAATACCAATTACCATATCAGAGTTATTGTACACATCAGTTTCCATAAAAGGGTACCCAATACTTTCTAAGTACTTCACTAAACCCCTACCTTTGCTAACCCTTACATTTCTGACATAATATTCAGATTCTTCAGCATGCACACCACTTGAAGTACCCATTACAGCACTTGTAGAACCCTCCGGCTTGATACATGTAATTCTATGTGCCCTTTCTATTTTAAGTTCGTCGGCTAAATAAGCATTCCAAGCATTACAAGTCCAAGCCCCCTTTGCTATTAAACCCGCTTTTTCTTTTAGATCGTGTGCTGCCAAACCCGTCATCGATACACCTAATAACCTTTCCTTGATGGCATTTTCACGGAACTTTGGACTGACTAGCTTAAAGTCTGTATAAAGCGACTGGATTGTACCTATAAAGGTAGCTATAAAACACGCTTTGGTAAATAAAGTACTATCTTTTAGGCATTCGGCCGCGTTAATACTAGTAAGGTTACAGAAGCTATAAGGCTGCAATGAGATTTCAGCACAAGGATTACTAAACCAACCGTGTTCATTGGTAATAAAGACACCTGGCTCGCCTGTCTCGGAACCTAAATACTGCAAATAGAACTCGTGTAACTTGTCTTTGAATCCAGATTCGTTCCGATTAAATGTAGCCGAAATATTAGCACGTGATCGGTATGGCTTCGTTTCCCAGAACGCCCCTTGTTTAGCATTTAGCATTCTATCATCATTATGATCAAAGAACGTGATCAACGCACTTCGACGGGTTCCACCACATGTTGCCGTATCTCCTAATATACAACAAATATCAAACAAGTCTATCGTGTGTAGCCTTGCGATAACGTTCCCATCTAAAGCACGTTCTACAATCTCTGTAATTAACGCATGTGCCTTTTCCAGTACATGGCCACCTGGTGCAAACGAACCGATCGATTTGATAAGGGTACCCTCCGGACGTATCCCACTGTAATCAAACTTATATCTTTTACCTCCCCTATAAGCGGCTAATAATAAGTACACACTCATACACCAACCCTCCACCGAATCTTCAATCACATGTATATCTTCGGGGCCTGACAATCTCGAAACCCCAATGTTACTAAATAAAGAAAATCCAACGCCGCACCCCACCATACACAAAGTGAATAAGTCCTTTATATCCTCAAAGGTTCTGATAGGTAAGTAGCTACAATTATACATTCTCTCATGTTTAGCCAGGATAGGTTCCCCACTGAACTGTAACGATCTCATCGACGGCATTACTAGTTTATGTAGCACCATTTCTTCCGCCATTTCCAGTTTGTGCATCAATGATTTACTTTCCGAGATCGGATTTCCGTTTGGTAGAATTAGCTGCCGGTGCATTTCAAATGTGCGGGCTACAATCTCTTCCCACGTCTCACGCCGACCGTCCTTAAATCTTGCGTACTTAGTGTGTACTACTATATCTGACAGTAGCCTCCTTGTTTTGTCCATTCTTTTGGTTTTTGCCGTTCGTAATTGATATAATGTGTAACGTGTTCTCGCAAAAAGCTCTCGGGAAACAGGGCTTTAGCGGTATTTTCGTATTCCCCGATATTTTTAAAATCAATTCCAGTAAATAAGCAGGAGTCGATAAATTGTTCAGAGAGCTCAAGACATTCTGATTCATCAAGATCTAAATCAGCATCTTCCGAATAGTCACAAACTGAAATAAATCCGAGATCTTTATAAATTTCAACCAATGTTTCGATCAGTATTGCTTTTGTTTTTATAAACAAATCGGGATCACAGCCCATGCTTATTATTTGTTTTGTCAAAAAGTCTATTTTATTTTCCATTTTATATTAAATCAACTTTCTAGTTAATAGGGAAGCGTCAATATCTTCCAAAGATATTTTATTCTTTTTCATGTGATCAAGAATAGGTTTTGTTTTTGTAAAGAAAACGTCCCTTTGGTTTTTGTATTCAAAAATAAATCCTCGTTTGCGCTCAAGATCGAGATGATTCTGAATCAAA